TTAGCATTGGTTGTGTAATCTGTTAAAGCACTGCTTAGTTGAGTATTGGCGTTGTTGTTTGTAATAACAACACTGGTGCCTATGACTAATCCACTGCTAGTAACACTCAGAGTTGTGCCACCTAGATAAATGGTACTGCCACTGACATAGAGACTACGCCAGGCGCGAGTTGGGCTACCTAAATCATAGGTTACATCAGCAGCTGGTAAGATGTGCTGACTTACTGACGATAGATAGGCTTTTAGAGCATAGGAGCTCATATCGATCTGTGCCGATACGCTGCTTACTAAACTACTAAAACTTATCTTCTTGCTTGTTGCACCCTGCACCACATAGAGCAAGTCACTGGAACTTGCTCCTGTAGCATAGGTTAATTCGCTGAGCTTTTGATCAGCCATGATTTATCCTCGTTAACTTGCTGTTACAGTTACACCCGTACTACCTGATGCTGCTGCTGTAGCTCTAACAACTGCACTGGTTACAATTACTGTTTGTGATGTAATACCGGTTTGACCATAGTCATTTACACCTAAGGTAATTGTCTGTGCTGGAATTGTATATGTTAAAGCAGTTGAACTACCAACGCTGAATGTAAAGTCAACGAAGTTGCTGGTTGTATTACCAACTCTGGTTGCTGTAATGTTAGCATAGCTGGTTGTATTGTACTGTTTAACTACCAATGTACCAGTTGTTGTTGGTGTAATTTTTTCGTTCCAAACAACACGTACTTTACCAGTTGTACCAGTAACATAGCTGGTGCTCATGAAGTATACTGCACTAATTGTTGCAGTTGCTAGTTTGCTGCTACCATCATCGCCACCGCTTAGGTTACGAATAGCTACTAGAACTTCGGTGGTTCCATCAGCACGGGTAATTTCCCAGCCTTTGGTTGTCGCGAATACACGACTCTTTTCTTCTTCGGTCAAATTTTTTGGTTTTGACTCATCTGCTGTTGTGGCGCCCCATTGTGGCATGATTGTTTCTCCTTGATTAAAACTACTTAAATTTATTTATCGTCTTCGTCGTCACCAACTTCAGAAGCTTCTCGGCTTTTAGGAGCTGGACTCATGGTTTCGTGACGTGTTTTACTACCATGGTATATGTGACGACTACGTTTTCCGCTTGGTTGTGTAACAACAAAGCTATATTCCATTTCGCCGTTCTTCATTCTGCTAGCTGGTTCGCTAACTTTATGACCAGCCTTTTCGTGTGCGGTCATGCGAGCTCTGACTTCAGCACTCATGAGAGCCTCAAATACTAGTTCGTGTTCTACGATTTCTTCGTTTAAGTAGTCTCTGACTTTCATGTTTTATCCTAGTTTTTTACCAGCTGCTGCAGCTGCTTGAAATTTTTCTTTACCATATTTTTTACGACCAATCCAAGCAGCCAGTGCTTTAGGATTCTTAGCACCCTTGGCAGCTAAAGATTTAGTAGTTTTTTCAAAGCCCATGTAGGCTTCGGCTATGGCATCTAATTCTTCTGCGGTAAATTCTAAATCTAAATCTGACTCTTCAACAATTTCTTCGGCTTCTTCTTTGCGTAAAAGCTTAAAGTCTTCTTTGTCAATTTTACCGTTTTTATTCTTATCAATCTTGTGTTGATTACCTTTGAGCTCTTCTTTGACAGCTTTTTTCTTTACTGGATGACCGTGGCTTTCGCTAACAGTAATGTTTAGATCAGCTGTTGGAACACCTCGTTCTAGACCGTGATCAAACAATACGTCATACCATTCAATGTTACCATTGGCATCTGGTGCAGCATGCTCTTCGGTCATGGTAACACCTTTGCCCCAGGTTGCGTGTTCAACGTGTTTGGCGCAGTTATGAACAACTTCACCAGTGTCTTTCATCATGGTTGCTTCATCCTGTTGCTTAGGAGCATACATGCCCTTGACAGCTTCAACAACACTTAAAAATTTCTTACTTTCCAACATGTTACTCTCCTCTTCCTTTGTGCATATTAATAAACCAATGTGCCAGCTGTTTGGCTCTGGGACTGGCATTTTTGCTGCCTCGAACCTTTTTTAACTGACTGATACTTTTACCTTTTAGACCATGGCGAGCCATGTCTCCTTTGTCCTGCGGATTACGTCCATCCTGAAAATTTTCCAGAAATAATCTAAATCCTAGCAATTCCATTTCCTTAAGGCCAGCGCCTTGCGTGTTGGTTTACCATCTTTTTCCATGGGCCCTTCAACACCAGACATTCTAGCACAGAAACTTTTACGTCTGCCCGCAGCCTTGCCTCCGGGTTTTAACTTACTGGGTGGCGTAGTTACTGCCATGCTCAGTTTGCTACCTGGATTCTCTCTGCGATAGCTCATGATACCTTTGCGATTTAATCCACCACTGGGGCTTTTACCTTCTTTGCGTTGCCAGGCGGCTACTTCATCTAGCTCTGTTTCTTCAGGTACACAGTTGGGCACCATGCGATCGCCTTTTTTCTTCAGTCCAACTGCTTTATAACCTTTCCAGCAGGCCTTGCGTAGATCTGCAAATTTCTTAGCCATTAAACTCCATCTCCTCCGTCACCGCCAGCTCCGCCATCGCCTGCGTCTGCACCAGCATCAGATGCTGGGCCGCCCTTGGAGCTGCTGCTTTTACCTTTTTGACCCTTGCATAAATGTAGGTGTCTGTAGGACTTGTAGTAGCTTTTTTCTACCGGTGTACGGCATTCAGCTTCGGCTAAATGTTCTAAAAATGTTAACATTATTTCTTACCACGCAGACCGCTCATGGTCTTTTTAACTCTTGGCGCCAGCTGATGCTCTCTAGGAGCATAATACACGCCCTGTGCACCACCAAATAGGCTCAGACCCTTGGGTGCACGAACATGCATCAGATGAGCTGGTATAGGCTCTTCTTTGTTGTGTCTGACTACCTTGGTGGTACGAATATGATAACTATGTGGATCTTCGTCGGTTACATGACCTTCGATATAGTGGCTATCATGCAGACCTGGGAAGTCATAGCTGCGAACCTTTTTACCAACTATGCCGTGACCAGCTGGTTTAAGATGTCTGACATTCCAACCACGAGGTTGTTCTACAACACGACCTTCGCTAATGGTATCAGTGCCGGTCCACCAATCAGCAGGTCCAGTTTCGGTACTGCCGTCAGCATAGACAACTGTATACTGATCATTTTCTACAGCCTGCACACTGGCCAGTCTGCCAGTCTTTTTGCAGGTAACTACATCACCAGCGTGATGAGCAAATGTCATGGGTTTTTGATCTTCTAGCTCTTCTTTCATTTTGTCCAGCTTGGTCTGAGCTCTTTGTACACCACCGGCTCTTTTAGCTGCTATGCGTTTAGCATTGGCCTTGAGCTGTTCTTCGCCAGAACGATTTAAGTGAGCTGCATCATAGGTAGCATCCAGGGCCTGCTGATGAGCTTTGTCTGCATAGCTTTGTAGTGTACTGGCTTTTAATTCATTAAGTTCGGCTTCTTCCTGCATCTGAGCTTTAATTTTAGCTACCTGAGCCTGATGATATTTAACTTTAGCATCGTCACCGGCTTTATTTGCAGCCAGAGCCATTTCAGTATGTCGGTCGGCCTTGGCCTTTAATGACTGTTTGCCAGCTACTTTGGCCATGGCCATGATGGACGGATGTACCTCAGCTAACTGATCCAGAACAGCATTGCTCCAGCTTTCACCAATCTTAGGATTGAGTTTGGTCATCTGACTTAAACCCAGACGAGCCAGATGTCTGGCAGCACTTGGACCATAGCCTGACTTGCCAGCTACAGCAACCTTCTTGGGATTTTTATCTGGATCAAATGGTGGAGCTACATTTTTGCCTGTGTAACCTGAAATTGTTTTAGCTCTTACTGCTGGTGTTGGAACTTCTTTGGTAGCTTTAAGAGCATTTTTACCAACATAGCTATTTACAACTGCTTCGTTGCGAATACCTAAATCAGCCATGAGCTTCTGTATGTTTCGAGAACTATCATTCTGACGAATTGTGTCTGCAGCACCAGAGGTTGTGCGTTTTGGATTGTGTTCAGTACCTGAACCATCCAAAGTATTGTTGGTAGCTGCTTTTACTGCATCTAATGCCAGGCTATCTTTGCGTTGTTCGGCTGGTACATTTGGAGCATAGTTTTTTGCCTTGAGTGTTTTGCTGGTTTCTTCTTTGGTCACAGTCTTTTTATCTTTTTTGATCATGCCACTGAGATCAACCAGACCAGCTGCTCTGGCTACACCAGGTTCAGCTTCTTTATTCATAATGGTTTCCTGCGGCACAGGATTATAGCCTGGCTGTTTGATTTTCACATTGGCTTCTTTGATCTTCTTTGGCTCCATTTCTTTTTCCTTTGGTTTAGCGTCCTTGAATGGATTGTTATCCCAGGCACCACGTTTCTTTAAAAAATTCTGTATGATTTTATGACCGCGACTCATACCACACTCAGCAATTGTTGTGTTACTTTGATGGCCCAGCGGCTAATTAATTCTTTATCGGCACTGTCATGCGCAGCATAGATTTTAATGACTTCGTCTACAAGTTCATTTTTCTCTTCCAGGCTAATGTTGCCTAGCTTATAGTCATTCATGATGACCAAGAGTTCACGAGCCAGGTCGCCTATGGCTCCAGCTTCGTCCTTGTGTTTTAGTAATTCATCCATTATCTGCCACTCCAGGCTTTGTTAAGTACTACTAATCGTTGTTTTACCAGATCTAACCAGATTTCACAGGCTCGTTCTGATTGGGTTGTTCGACCCTTGTTTAGATTTTCCACTATGCTGGCTGTTGATTCCTGCTGCGGATCTTCTCTAAACTTTGCATATTCGTTTAGCCATTCTGCCTTGTAGATTACCGGGGCCCAGTTGGTTTTATCAGCACAACTAAGACGTTCGGTGTCTAATTTCGCAGTAACATAGGCGCTGGCCAGTGCTGGATCATGATCCCTGGGCCAGTATTTCTTTACTGTATTTACAGCAGCACAGCCACTTAGCAGCGTGGCTATTAATACGCTATTTATCAGATTCTTCATTTTGTAATGCTTTTTAACATCCAACGATGCTTTTTATGAACATCTAATCGATCCTGCAGGAAGTTAGCCAGACCTAATTCACCAGCTGCTTCAGCACTCATATAGGCTGTAATAATGCCTTCCATGACTGTATCATTGTCGGAATCCAGACGTTTAAACATTTCCAGTGCTTCTGGTATGCCATCATCCAACTTAACATGAGCTAATTCACTGATCATACGATCTACACCAGGTGCATAGGCATCTAATTGGCGAACATGTTCTGCCAGAGGATCCACGGCTGCAAATAATTCTTCATACAGATCGCCTAGGAATTCGTGATACTGCACGAAATCAGCACCTTCTACGTTCCAGTGATAAAAATGCGCTTTGGCATAAAGGGCAAATGTGTCCGCCTGCACTCGTTTTAAATCATCAACTAACATTTAAACCTCCATTTTTCTAAATTGTTTCATGCGCTTAACATGTTGCGCAGGGTCAGGTAACTGTGTTGGGTCCGTGGTTTTAGGTAACCCTGCCAGATGCGCTATGGTATGAGCCAGTGTGGCGTTACTGCTAGCAACATTTTGTTCATGCATGCTTTTTAATCTACGACTTTCTAGCTCGCGAATCTTAGGCACCAGACGATTGCTGATTCTAACCACAGCCTGAGAAGCTTTCTTAAGTATGGCTTCGATGCGATTTTTCTCAGCTGCACTGAGTTTACTATAATCACGGCCTCGTAGTAGTTTGGCTTTGATTAACTTACGAGCATGCACTATGGCTTTACTTTTGAGTTTCTTCTGACCGCTGGGTCGTTTAAGCGCAATCTTACGAGCAATTTCTCGTTTGGCCTTGGTCTTCATGAAGGCAAATTTCTTATTCATGCGTTGCAGTGCTGTCAGATCCTCATCCAGCAGATCACCGCTGGCTTCAAATTCTTCTTCGGCTTCCTGTTCCTTTTGTTTGCCCTGACTTAATATATGACGTACATCTTCCCATTCCATCTGATCTATGTGTTTTTCTATGTCTCTGAGATCTTTATCTGTCAGATGTGGGTCCATGTCAATGCTTTGTTTTTCTGCAGCATTCATCTTTTCTGCAATATAATTCTTAAATCTGTCCATGTCAACGCTCTCCTCTTTGGGACTGGTATCCTTTCCGTGCATTAAATTCATTAGGTTATGTGTATGTTTTTCCATGTAGCTTTCGTGAGCTGGTAAATCACCTATGGCTCTAAGCATGGAAGCTGCATGACGTATATGATCTACAAATTGTGTAACAGCATGATCGTCCAGACGATCTGGATCTTGTTCGCCCAATCTTTCTATGTCCAGGTAATGAGCTGTGGCATCCAGAGCTTCCAGAACCACACTTTGATCTTTGGTAACATCGTCTAACAGACGACCAAATTCTTTCTGAGCCAGAGGACAATATGACAGGCTGTCCAGCAGATACTTTCTTATGTCAGCTGGATAACCTTCGGCTACATAGGTTTTGAATGTACGAGTTGGCTGAGCTGGTAGTTCTGGCAGATGCTGTGCTTCTACGTCACTGATCCAGCGTTTAAAACTTAGATCTTCGTCTATCTGTACAGTGACATAGGTTGGACCTCTATAGACAATCTGTCCACTTAGACCTGTCTGAGTATCTTCTACCACAGTGCCCAGAGGTAATTCCAGTCCCTGTATGTAATTTTCACGACTGAGTTCTTCGTTTTTACTTAGACCACCCTGTACGTGTTTGAATAGTTCCTGTGCATGAGCTGCATTTTGTTTGATCTTGCTGGGTAAATTATGATGGAATCGTTCGTAGTCATTCATCTGAGCATGACGACGCATTTCAGTTCCACTGATGCCTTCTCTGCGGGCGCCAGTATTGGCTACGCTGATCTTATCAAACTTATAATAACCATGAGGCTTGCCTGAGACACCATTGTATTGTTTTAATAGCTTGTGATAGCTGCTGGCTCGATCGCCACCGCCGGCCATGATAAAATGTTTAATGCCAGCCTTGTGTGCTGCCACAGCCTGATGTAATATGCTGGGAGCTTCGGTAGAGCTAGTACCTATGGTGGTACGGCTCAGATGACCAAAGGCTCGTTTTAGGTGTTTGACTTTTTGTACTGTACTTAGAGGATTCTTTTTGTCATCGTGACTATGGCTAGCAATGATGCTTAGGTCGGCATTGTGCTTTTCGGCAACCTTGTGAGCGTTCAGTACATTTTCTTCATGTCCCGCCGTAGGTGGGTTCATGCGCCCAAATAAGACTACACGAGTCTTGGGTGCGTTGGCTTCTTGAACTAACTGACTAAACGATTTCATTTTTCGTAATCCTTGGGATGCATTCTCTGTATGCTTCCATCTGGTTTTGCATGGTAGGCATGAAATTCCGTATGAGGATATTCATGTCTGAGTTTTAAAAAATGTTTAAGATTGCTATGACTATCATCATACATGGCCACTCGGGCATAGGGATGATCATTTAAATGACGACGCAGCACCATGTTTTTAGCTTCACCTGGGCTGGTAGCACCTGGTTCATTACCGGCTCTGTGCACATGTATGTGCTTGATGGGTATGCCGTGCTTATGAAACGTCATTAAAAACTTGCTCTTTTTATCAAAGTCCGTACGAGCAGTATTCATAATTATCTTACTATTAGGATATTTATGTATGATATTCTGATGTATGGCTTTTACTTTTTTAATCATGCGAGGTATGGGTTTGCTCTCATGATGGAATTTATGCGCACTGCGAAACTCGCTAAAATCATAATGATGATGAGCTGGTAATTTATGATCGTTAAATTCTGAATTACTCAGAGTTCTAACTGTTTTACCTGCGGCATTTTTAACATGTATCTTGGCTGTGGTATGGAACAGAGTGTCGTCGATGTCAAACACATGTAGACTACCGCGTCGTTCGTTTTCGGTTAAAAAGTCGTTGAAGTTTTTCATTTACCAAAACCACCTTTTTTAAGATTCTGCTGAGCAAAGCCACCTTCGCCTCGGTGTATGAGTTTGGTGGGTCTGTTATCGCCAGTCACTGTGACAAAGCCTTCGGGTCCGCTTTCTTCACCGTGTATGAAATGTTTATAACCATCGCTGTTGCCTCGATGCAGAGCTGGCATCAGTGCCTGTTTGGCCTGCTGTATGTGATCATGCATTTTTAACAGAGCCTCCAGAGGTTCTGCCTGAGCCTTGATGTTCTTTAATTCAGACTTCATGGCTTCGGTCTTGGCCAGTTTGGTCTTTTCCATTTTAACAGCATCTATGCCCTTCTGATGACGTTCCTGTACATGAGACACGAGTCCCTGAACACTTGGACGCTGATTGTGTCGTACCATGCGATTAATATAGGTGCTTAGATGTTCCTGCATTTCTGGTGACTGATGAAACACTGCGGCTCGATCTGAGTTCTTGAATATGTCGCCAGCGGCATTCATTTCAGTTTTAAATTTATTGTGTTCTTCGGGTGTCAATGCTGCTTTTTTAGCACTAAAGCTCTTGTCCCAGGTATGCAGATGTACATCTGGATGTTCGGCAAATCCACTTAGATCAGGTGTATAGTTAGCGTGCATGTCAGCCAGGCTTCGACCTTCATAGCCTGTGTGTACGGCAAAACCAATCTTGGCATCGGCTATCTGACGACCCAGTTTGCCATTGACTGGCGCCTGGTATTCTATGAGCTGAGGTTTAAAACTAAAAGTATTGTCGGTGCGACGAACGTCACCATCGGCCTTGTTGTATAAAAAGTCACCCTGGAATACTCCGGCCTTGGGTGAGACCTTGGGCAGGTATTTTAAAGCTGCGGTTAGTTTACTTACCAGACCAGGCGCATGAGCATGATTGGCTTTGATATCAGCTGCGGTATAGTTAATCTTGGGGGTTTTGTTCCAGGCACTTTTGCTGGCTACGAAAAATTTACCGTTTTCGGGATTATGACCAAACACAACGCTGGGCGCACCATCGAATTTCGTCATGATTTTGGTGCCGCTGTCTAACCCCTGCAGGGCCTGTTCGGTGGTTTTGAGAGTGTTAAAGGCGTGATGGAATCCAGGCTCACCACTCTTGATTAAGTGGTCTTCTGGATGTTCTAGATGTTTTAATTTTTCTTCAGTAGGTTCTTCTACTAGAAAATTGGTAAATGCCTTCATATGACCCATTGAAATATAATGTTAACCGTATATTTATATAACTATACATCTAGTCCTATGGGAGCATTGAATACATTGGTAGAACTCTGATTTCTAAGAGCTATCCAGTTGTGATATTCCTGAGCCCAGTTAATCTGAGTATAGAAGTTATAGCTTAATATGCCATTCTTAAAGCTGCTGACAGCATAGGCTACATGCTGACGTTTTAGAACTTCGTCATAGAACATCTGATAGAAGTTATATTTGCTGGTTGATGTTTCACGACTGCTTTCTACCAGAGCTTTATCACAGATATAGCAAAATGTAATGAGATTGATGCCAGCGTTATCGGTATTGGTTAAATTGGCCTTGATAAACTCAGTGAGTTGTTTTTGCTGGGCAGCTGTTGTTTTAAGATCAGTGCCAAATTCCGGGTTGGGTTTTCGGGTCACAGTCATGGCCTCGTTAACATAGATCAGCAGATCCTTGAATTTATTTAGATCTCGAACACCAAACTTCTGTAGTATGGGTTCAATTTTTGTGCGATCGCCTTCTATGAGTTTGATTAAACTAAGAACAGGAGCTCTGGGCCCTATGCGTCCCTGACCTATGACATAACTCTGCACCACGCTTTCACCTATGATTTTCTGTCCCTTTTGATTGCGTTTTTCAGCAGCTGTTAGATCGTTGTACCACTTGGTAACATCTGCGACCTTGTCATACATGTCCTTGAATTTAACTGTATTGGTTTTAGCACTGGACACTTTGCTTTTAACGCTGATCTTCATGGCAGTACTTTCGCTTTCTTTGCCCGTGGGGCTGATGCTGATAAAGTAGTCTACCAGGGGGAAGTTGCTCTGTTTAGGTATGTAGATTTTAGCCTTGACCTGACTCATGTTGGTGCGGGCCGGTATGCCCAGAACCTTTTTGATCTTGGCATCATTGCCCTTGAGTAAAATGCTAAGCTTAATGGCACTAAGCACTTCAAAGAATTCGCTGGGGACTAGATCACGAGGGAACTTGGGCAGTGTGTATTGAGTAGCCGTTCCCTGAGCTGTAGTGTCTAATAAATGTATGATGCTGGATCTTTCTTCTGAACCTAGATCCACACTCTGTATGTATTTTTTAACATTGGCCACCATGCGATCAGGTTCAAGCCAGGTATTGACTATGCTGGGAACTATGTCACTGGGCTTAAACATGGGCTTGCCAGCCTTGGCTGCTTCCTTGGCCTTGACATAGAACTCACCACGATTGATGCTGACTTCACCACTTTTACCCGCAGGTGGATTATACGTAGCGTTAAAAGGCACATCAGCCAACAGATTGGCCACGGCCCTGAGCAGTGTTTTTCTAACCTGCTGATCGGCGCCAGACACCTGTAAGGTAAAGGTCTTCTTGTTGTCAAACACAACGGTCGCCTGTGGTTTGAACCCCTTGGTCAGTGTGTTCTGCAGGGTTTTGATTTGCTGTGCTGATAGGGCCATGCTAACTCCTTGATTCGATTGAATATTTATCTAGCACGTATTTGTTTGTATCAGGGAATATCAGTATAAAGCCTAGGACAAACAAATGTGTTCTAGGCTGTTTCTGGAGGTTGTGTCTAAATTATAGACAGAAAAAGTACTTGTAAATCAATGGGTTAGTTTATGCCAGGTTTTAACCTGATATTTGGCCCATTTGCCAAAGTTTGGAGTACCATCTACCTTGAATCTAATGTTAATGGTGCCCTGATCTTTATAAGCAGAACGAGGGAATTTAAAATAGTAAATACATTCTAATACAGGGCAGGCTACAATACATCTTAATATGCCAATCTTAGTTTGTATGTTTGAAATTTTAGCTTTTCTATGATTTAGGTTAGTGACATCAAAACTAACAGCGGTTTTGGCATCACTATTATCACTAAAATCTTTATAAAATTCTGGTGTGCGTTTTAAATGGCTTCGTTTAGCTATGGCATATTCAAACAAATCATGTGCTTTTAATACACCTAGTTTAGCCTTATAAAGATCATGAGCTATAACCGCTTTGGGCGCCCCTGGGAACGCTTTAGGGTGCAGATGCTCAACTAAAAGTAGCTGACCCTTAAGGTGATTGTTCTTATGTTTCGTCTTCGTCGCCGTCATAAGCAATCACCTTTAAAGCTGCACCAATCATATCGCTGATAATTCTATCAGCAGCTGTATCACGTATGACTATGCCCAGACCCTCGAGCTTATCACAATACGCATCCATGGCATCGCAAGCAGCCATGACTATGCTGGCCTCAGTCTCCTTGGCCTTCTGTTCTTCTGCGGCCCAATCCAGGGGCAGATAACCTGGTTTATTTACTCCCATCATGTACTCCTTCATCATGTAAAAAACCTACTTGGGTTAATACAGTTACTAAACTACACTAACCCAAGCAGGCTGCTTGGGGGTCCGAAAAAGGAATTAAACGGACCAGTTGGTGTTACTTGTTAAATGCTTGCGCGCCAAATACTGCATAGGCCTGAGCAACCATTTCACGGCTAGGTTTACCGAGACGGTAGAATGTTTTATTGTCTCGAGCGCGTGTATTTGCATACACACTATAACCTGAGCGACGCAACTCACTGATTCTTGCTCGTACTGAAGCAACAGTTGTACCAACTAAACCAGCTAACTGACCTGCAGTATAGCCAGAGTTACTTGGACCATTGTTTTCCAATACAGCTAAGATTCTCTCATGCTTTGTCATAACGACTCCTTCAGATTTTGACCGCCCTTTTGAAACCCAGATTGTAGGCGCGGTCTTGCCCACAGCTGGTTTTGAAAATAAAAATTCAAACATTATGCCACCGCCAATTCTGCGATGTTAGCATCAACCTTAACTGCTGCTGGTTTAGCTGGCATCTTAACTGCCACAGGTTGCTTAACAAACTTGTTAAGAGCTGTAACATAGGCTGGGTTTGAAGCAAAGTCCTTCAAGCCTAGTAAATAAGCCGGAATGTCTTCACGCTTCATGGCCTTGGGTAATTCAACATACTTGATGTCAGTATTACCTGCTGCAACCTGACGGTTGATAGTGTCGGTCAAAGACAAAGTTGAATAACGAACTCGCATCTGACCTTTGTTATTTTTTGCTACTCCTGCTACTTTAAACATATAATTACTCCTCAGTTTAATAATAAAACGCGATGATAATCGCACCCAAAACAGCGGTCAGCAATACCAAAGCATCACCAACATCACTGCTATTCCAACCACTGGAATTCTTGCGAACGATCTGATAGCGACCGTTCAATAATTCTATTTCAAAATTCTTTCTATAATCATGCATAACAAACTCCATTATATGATAAGTTTATCAAAATGTCAATAGTTCTGCACTGGCATATCGTTCGTTGATCTGGTTGGGTTCAAAACTACCTGAATCCCAGATATCATATCTGTCACCAAACTTGTCTTCGCGAATCTCTTTTTCTTTGACTCGCATGGCCATTCTAAAGCTATTTGAACTAAAATATAACTCCCAGGACTTTTCGGGATTTCTTAGCTCATCATTCATGCAACGCATGACTCTGTAGCGATAGACTGGTTCTTGTTCAAACTCTAAATCATCAACTATCATAATATCATTTCCTTTTTCATTTAACATACTACGATTATATAGGAACGATTCAAAGAGTCAAGCATTTTTGGTGATTTTAAAGCTCAAAATCTGCCTCATTTTTAGGCACTAATCTGCCTGTTTTTAAGGCAATTTTCTCGGCGTATTCCTGGCAGTCCACACACAACTGAACCCCCGGAACTGCTTGCCTTCGAGCTCGGGGAATTTTTACATCACATTCCGCGCAGTGCGTGAGTCCAGGACCTACGCCTATCTTGGCTCTGACAGCGGCTATGGCATTCATGTTATTATGAATAGCATGAAGCTGGCCCATTTCGGCCTCTTCCAGATTTTCGTTCTGGATGCCTTCGACTTCTAATTCTTTATTATACAAGTTTCATCCCCTTGAATTTTGCTCGGACGCCGGTGTGACGGCTACGGCTATTGATCATGGCTACCCATTCTTTGGCAATTGATCCCTTATTAAAGTAATCAGCAAATACACGACCTTCTTTAATGACTTCAATTTTATATACCTTTTTCATTATTCAATCTCCGTTTCTACTTCTTCAATGGTTATGGTATCACCACATTCAAAATTACAGCGAGCTTCTAGTTCACGCATAGCTGCTCCAATGCTGGAACTTTCGGTGCTGTCAGCTAAAATGCTGTCTAGTTCACCACCAATGTTGCTAAGAACAATTCTTGCTACTCGTCTAAATTCACTCATTATTCAGCCTCCGCAAAAAATTGTTGACCAATACCAAATACAATATCAAAAGCTTCGACAACCTTGGGTTCATAGGCCATTCTGCGAAACTTTTTAATTGATATGCAGATTTCTAAAAAGCCCATACCTTTGTCATCGGCCTGCTTTTGTACTATTTCAAATGCTTCTTTTGTTGTCATTTTTTGGTTTCCTTTTTTATTTAACATACTGCTATTATATAGAAACGAACCATTTTGTCAAGCCTGCTAAGTCTTTGATTTTTAAGGGTATTTTGCTAACCCATTGATTTTAAAGTACTAGTATTTTCTGCCTGTTTTTTAAGCAGTTCTTGCTGTTGTTGTTCTAGCTCCTGCTGATGGTGTTCAGCGGCCATTCTGTCGTCGTCTGTGATCATTTAGGTTTCCTCAAGAGATCAAACACGGTCTGAACATTGTTATAGGCCCAGTCATTGATTTCGTTCAGTGGTATGTCAGTAATGAACATGGCATCTGCTCGTCCCATTATGTACTCTTCTACGACAGCTGGTATGCTCTCATAATCTGACCAACCAAAATTTTCTTTTACTTTACCCATTTAATCTCCTTAATTTACAAACAATAGTATATAGGAATGACTCTAAGAGTCAAGCCCTAAAAATGCTTAAGAATCAATGGGTTAGAAAGTGCTTGAAAATCAAGTAGTTAGATTACTTGATTCTATTGATGACCTGGCCCATGGTACTGGGGCTGGCAGATCCAGGTGAAATAGCTTCGGTTTTTTCGTCTATGTGTATGATATGTTGTTTGCGGAGTGCATCCAAGGTAAACCAGGTGCCGTCACCTACGCCTTTGGCATAGCCTTCGTTGCGTCCTACATAATACATGATGGCTACTAGTATGACCCAAAGGGCCGTCATGATTAAACTCATCGATGTTTCTCCTGTACAGTTACATAGGGTAACCAGTTGTTGATCTTTTTAATTAGCCTGTCGTGGACGTCCTTCCATTTGGTGCCACGGAAGGTTCTTAGATAGTAACGATAGCTGTATAACAATCTATAATGTTTGATGTTTTTGAGAACGTCATAGGGGTCAAGCTTAGGATAGTGATAGCGAATCTCCATGGCAATGTCATGACCAAAGCTATCAATTTCATCAAACATGCTTAGATATTCTATCTGTGATTTTTGTGCGCCGGTCTTGCGGTGGTTTATGGGCATGTATAAATCGTGGGTGTAATTTTCGGGATTGCGTCGTTGATTCTGAGCCTTGTGTATGAGCTCATGCTGTACAGTCTGACTCAGTATGAACAGGGTGCGTTTTTTGCGAGCCCGGGCATCAGCCCAATCAAAGTATTTGCTTTCGGTACTGAATTCTAGGACGATTTCTATGGGCTGGTTACGTCTTTGCCAGCAATAAAATCCCTTGACCCATTTACGATTGGGTTTGAGTCGGGAGTTTTGTTCATGCAGAACCATGATGCCAAAAGGTTTTAGGACTTCCTGTAGCTGGCGCACAATGGTAGATTTCAGCATCTTGCCAGTCCACTTGGACTCAAGCTTGAGCAACTGACGATCTATCTTTTTGGCCAGGTACATGAACCCTCCTTTGTTTTATTTATCAGAATTTTATGTTGCTATAGTCTCTATTGGTTCTAATACCTGCTCCAAATTTAACATCTAACTCGGGCTCCTGGCCACTCTGAACCAGCCCCTTCTGAGCACTGGCTTCTACATCATAGAGTTTCATTTTGGCTCGGTCTACACCTATCATGAATTTACGATTTACTGTTGGATCGTTGTAGCGATTCTTCAACTGCTTGACCATGAGCTGATTAAGCTGTTCCAGCTCCTCGGTGCTGATCAGTGCAAACATAAAGTCTACGGTTGCTGGGAGGCCAAACGATTCACTGGTATCAGTAAGATCAACATCGGTATTGCCATAACCACCTCGGGTAGTCTGCGTGGCACTTAGTATGGGAACATTATGCTCAACTGCTAGCCCTCGCATCTCTTCGGCTATGGCTTTGATATAGGTATAGCTATTTACACCAGCTCCCTGTTTAATTCTGGCACTGGTACAGATATTCAAATAGTCTACAATGATGATGTCTGGATGAAAACTCTGCTTGAGACTGAGCTCATTTAACAGGGCCTTGAAATGGCCACAATGAGCACCTGCAGTTGGATATTCTTTAATGATTAATCGGCCCTGTGTCTTGTCCTTGATTTTGTCAATGCGATTGTCATACATGGTTTTAGGTAAGTCATGCAGCTGATCCATGTCTAGGTTCATTAGGTTGGCATCAATACGTTCAGCAATGCGTTCCTCGGCCATTTCCATGGTAATGTATAAGACATTGCGATTCTGAGCCAGGGTACTGGCCGCTACATGACACATGAATAAACTTTTACCCACCCCAGTTCCGGCCAAGACTACATTTAAAGTCTTGTTGGGCATACCACCATTGGTTATTCTGTTGAAATAATCCAGGTCAAAAGGGATTCGTGTTTCCACTCTATGATAAAAATCAAAACGATTACTAGCATCAAGTATATAATCGTGCCCCACGCTGTTGTCAAATCCAACGGCCAGAGCTTCTTGCAGGATGCTGGGTAAAGCTTCTGTGGTATGTTTTTTATCGCGTCCATCAATGATTTCAATACTTTTAAGTATGGCATTATACACCGCCTTGTCTTTGCAAAATTTTTCTGTCTCGGCCAATAACCAATCAGCATTTACTTCAGTGGGCTGTAGTTCACGAATTAGTTCTGCTGCAGTTTTAAAATCCGTCTCATTGAGATTCTTTTTCTGCAGAGCTATGTCCAGAGCCTCAGTGGTAGGACAGTTATTATAGCTACCAATAAAATCTGCAATGAGTCTATAGACTATGAGATCGGTCTGATTAAAATATTCGGGTCGTAAAAATGGCAGAACCTGACGCATGTAGGTCTCATCATGCACCAGGTTTCTTAGTATGGTCTTTTCAATTCTGTCCATGTGTATTTTCTTTGATTAGTATGTCATCCAGGATGCTTATAATTATAGGCTTTACTGTGTCGTCTGTCAATAGCTCAGGATTACGAACTAGTTCATAACCAAACTTGATGTTCAGGTGTCCGGCTACTTCTTCAAACCGTACACGCCCGTATCTGAACACTATGCCCTGGGCCTGACCCGAGGTAATGTGTATGTGTGTGGTGTCGTTGATAGGGTCGTCTATGAACTCATAGGTCGGTATCTGCGGCTTCGTCGTAGGCAGCAGAGATGTCTTCATCGCCCAGATCCTGCCCCAGATTTGTTGAGCTGACTTTGTAATTGTCTTCAACATAGTCTCTAAACTCCTGCTTGGTTAATATAGGCATCCAGAATTCTTTACTATAGGTTTCTTTGATGCGATATTTCTTTTCTTCGCCCTTGTGACTGTACCAACCATTGCTAGGTTTGATTACAAAACCACCTTCTAGAGCTACATCCAATAATCCACTCCATTTGCTGATACCACCTTCATAGGTCACTTCAACTGGAATCTTGCTCTTCTCTCGGACATATCTGGACTTCTCAACGTTGATGATAAAGTTATATCCAATGACATCTGTTCCGTCTTTTTCCTGCTGACGACCAATGATAAAGATATTATCCGCACTGTAATAGATACCTGTTCCACCTGACAGTACGTCTTTGGGGAACATGCCAATCTCTTTGTAGGTATGGTTGACAACTACCATGGGAATGTCTTTGATGGTTAAGTGTGGTGTAACCATTCTAAACAATGACTTGAGCTGTTTGGCTCGGCTCATGTCTGCTACACTTTTACCTTCCATGGCATCTTCTACTTCTTTCTTTGAAGCCAGATTACCTACTGAGTCAATGATGATCATGACTCTATCACCACGCTCAATGTTGCTTAACTGAGCCATGCTGTCATGCTTTAATTGCTCAATATCAGTTATGGGAGTATGCAGTACACGCTTGGTGTCTATGCCAAAGCTTTCAAAATAGCTTTGCGGACTGCCGAACTCTGAGTCATAGAATAGTACAACACCGTCAGCATACTTGTCCAGATAACTCTTGGCCAACATGAGTGCAAAGGCTGTTTTAAAATGCTTTGACGGACCAGCAAATACAGTTAATCCAGGTGTCAATCCACCATCTAACTTACCTGACAGGGCTACATTGATCATGGGAACCGGACTCTGAATCATGTCCTTGGCTCCGAAGAATTTACTATCCTTAAGGACATCAGTATCCTTGATGGTAGTATTCTTCTGCAGTTTATCTAGTAATCCCATTATACTAGCTCCTCGGCAATGCCTAAAAATTCTGCTGTAATTAATAGCAGAGCTGCTGCATGAAAGTTCAGATCAAATAATGCAATACCTGCACCAATACGAACTATGCTCTTGATTAGACTAACATTTAAATGATTAAACATCTTGTTTTTCTCCTTTAACATATGGAACACCTTTTTCAATTTCTGAACCAGGCGCCTTGGTATATTTCATTTCATGATGATAGCTATGACCGCTTCGCAATCTAAGCTTTAAAATTTTATTGGCTGCGTTTCTGCGCGCTCGATAATCTTCATAGGATTCACCAGCAGCTCTGGCCGGATTTAATCCTTCCTGTAATTCTGTCATTTTATCAACTGCTTCTTCTGCCATGTCTTTCTCCTTAACTAAATAATCCTGCCAGTGTGGCCTGCGGACTGGTACTCCAGCCCAGACCTTCTATGATGCCATTCAGAGGTTCAATAAATGCCTTATCCCACATTGTATCATAATCTACATAGTTTGTCAATTGAAATTCTGCAGGAAGTTTACCTATGAAGGCCACGCAATTTTCTTTGAATGGATTGGGTGTCTTTAAATATAAAAATTTAATCTTATCACCTTCGCCTATGAGTTCATACTTGTTGGTTAATTTTAATTTCTGCAAATGATGATTATACAGTAAACTTCCTCGCACATGCATGGGGCAACCTGAGGCATAGATGTTGCTGCTGCTCTGATATTTCTTCATGCCATTGACTCCGCGTGGGAATGCTATGTCTTCGGGACTAAACTGATCGAATTGTTCTCGGGCTGTATTAATGAATTTTTGCAAAGCAGCTTCATCTGCAGTAATGGCTACACGAACGGCCTCTTTGAGAGTATTGCGAATAACCTCAGGTGTACTGGATCGAACAATCTCCAGACCCATGACCTTTAATTTAGGCTCAGCATAGCGAACCTCTTCGTTGTCATAGACATTAAGAGCATATCGCTTCTTGGCTACCCAGATACCACTATCGGCTATGGCCTCTCGCTTAAAGAATACCTTGGGCTCAAAGGCATTGGTATAGTCTGCTAGATTCATGCAGGCCTGGTTGATTACATCTGTGAGCTTTTCCTTGCAGATTTTATCCAAGATGTCTACAATCTCTGATTTGCTCTTATTAGCATAGAACTTCTTGACCAGAGGATCCAAAGTAATATAACAGCTATCAGTATCTGAATAGAAGCTATACACAAAATCTTTAGTACCCACTACTCGATTCAAATATTCATTGATAGCTCGGCCAACCTGCTGAATGATCAACTGACCAGTTATGGTTATGCCCTCGGCAATGCGGTCGTCAAAGTATCTGAAGTAATAGTTGGCCCAGGCTCCAAATAAGCTATTAAGCTGAATTTTTCGAGCCATCTGGAAGTTATAATATCTGCTGATGTCATTTAACAAGCTGGCCTTATGAGTCTGCTCATATTCCTGCTTGGCAGCTTTTTCTTTATTCTTATACAGGACTCGGTCATTGAATAACTTCTGAACAATCTCTGGGAATAAGCCTTTCTTATTGCGATTAAAATAATAACCATTGGCTGTCATACAATGATTATCTGTTTTAAGTTCTGACAAATTTTCCTTCTTATCTAATAGAGCACTTACTGTGGTTGTTAGATGTGTATCTAGTTCAGGTTCAACCAGAGTCTCTGGACTCATGTTATACTGCATGATAATACTTGGATATAGACTTGTAGCATCTAGACTTACAACCCAATCATATTTGCCTGGAACAGGATCCTGTACAAAGGCACCTTCGATGCTTCGATCTGGGCGTGTACTATTGCGTGGATGAACCACGATGTTCTGATCCCAAAGATGATTATACAGCACACAATCCCAGGTGCGAACTGCACTATATACATCGCCAAATAAGCATTTAGCGTCAAAGGCCATGGTGACTGCCAGCTCTATGAGCTTCATTTTATCTTCTAGCTGAAGCACTCGCTCCGTATCGACAATGTTATATTGTGTAAATCGATTCCAATCATTGGTATAGAACTCTTTGAAGGTATCAAAAGGATTTTCTAGTTTACCAACTCCTAGCTCAACCTTACAGATATAATCTAGTTTATAGCTCTCCTGAGCGCCATAGGTAAACTTCTTGTATAGATCTAAATAGTCTAAATGAGCTACACCAACAATGTCAAAAGTTGTCAGAGTCTTTTCACCATAGGTGATGTCTCGACGTTTAATCTGTCTCCAGGGGCTAAGCAGTTTGGATGAATCAGGACCTAGTACGCGCTCGGTCCTGTTGATGATATAAGGTAAGTCAAACAGGTTACTGTTCCAGCCAGTTACTACATCTGGACAATTCTGATTCCAGTAATTTAAGAATTCTTTAAGTAATGTGCTCTCACTGGCGCAGTGATGATATATGGTTTTATCCTCACCTTCAACTGCATGATAAGGTTTACGTCCCCAGGTATGCATGGTTCTGGTTGCCAGGTCCTGTATGGTAATAAGCAGAATTTCTTCTTGAGGATCGTCTACATTGGGGAAGCCCTGCTCACTAGTAGTCTCTATGTCTATGCCCCAGATGGCAATCTGAGCCATGTCAAATTCAATCTGACCAGAATAGTTTTCAGTTATGTACTGATAGGTCCAGTTGGTATTGCCATGGATCTTCATGTTGCTGACACCCTCGTAGTTCTTTATGAACTCTCGGGCATCATTTAGATCACCAAATTCCATGACATCCAAGGGCTCGCCATACATGTTATGATACGTGGCTTCGCCTGGCTTCTTTTTAGGTACAAATAGCTTGGGTTTGAAGTTTTCTTTGGTTTGGAATCGCTGACCGTTATGAACGCCTCGAACTAAGGCATTATTTCCATAGATTGTTATGTTTGTATAGAATTTCATATCTTAGTTATTATAAATACTATGGTACATTCTGTCAATAGGTCTATCATGGATATTTTTAAACTCATAGCCGAAGTAGGATTTCCCATAGCAGCTGCCTGTGCTGGTGGGTATTTTGTGTTTCTTACACTTAAATTTATCTTAGCTGGCGTCATGGGTTCTATCAAAGGTCTTACAGGTATTATAACGGCCCTGGACAACAGAGTCAAGACCATGAACCATGACATTATCAGAATCGATACTTTAGTTAGTAATGCTCTAGGCGTCAAACCCGATGTGGATCGTATCGCACGTGCGGATGGTAAAAATGACGCTCGCAAAGATTAACTTTATTATATTAGGTTTCATAAGCTGTGTCAATCTTTTTGCCGCAGAAAACGTTAAAAAACTACACTATAATTTTAATCCAAACGTAACCATTTGGATAACCAATCAACCCTGTACAGATGTTAAATTTCGTCGTACATATCCTTGGGCCGCTGAAGCGGTTCGAAGTGATGGTGAAGTTTTACAGGGCTGTTTCAATGGTGAACAAAATACAGTAACCATACAATGGTTGGGTGGTGATACCAGTAAATTTCCCGCTGATTATTTTTTAGGGAACAAGGATAATTAAATGACTCCTATCAAACAGACAAAATTTACCGAACAGGCCTATCTGTTCGCTCGCCTGGCTAAACTGGCATATTCCAACCCAGACCAGGCCGAAGAGCCATTTGCTCAGCTGGGCTTTAATGCTCACTTTTTTGATGTCAATGGCAGTCAGGCCTATTTGCTGACCAATGCTCATGATCTCATAGTTGTATGTCGTGGCACACAGCCCACGGAATTCAAGGACATAGCAGCCGATCTGGATGCCATCATGGTGCCTAGCTCAACTGGCATAGGTCATGTACATAGAGGATTTAAAACATCAGTGGATAACATCTGGCCTGGCCTGGTGGACAAACTTAGGGAATACGGTAAGACTCGCACCGTCTGGTGTACAGGTCATAGTCTGGGAGCAGCCATGGCAACATTATTGGCTTATAGACTGCAAAGATCCGAGGATTGTCCTAACCCACAGGCTTTGTTTACCTTTGGTAGTCCACGCGTAGGTAATAAAAAATACGTGACTCAGATTGAAAGCATTGGACTATTGCATTTTAGATTTGTCAACAACGCTGACATAGTTGCCCGTGTACCTGTATGGCCCTATCGTCATTTTGGTGGCATGTACTACATGAACCACTTTGGTAATCTCAGAGCACCAACTGCCTGGCAGGTAACCAAGGACGTCTGGAGAGGTTTCCTGGTAGGACTAAAACGCAGGGAAATTAACTTCTTTAGCAATCATAGCATTGATCGCTATGAAAACAACCTATTAAAATGGAATCTGGGCGTAGAAAATCCCCAGTAATATGTCATTTAAAGAATACTTTTTAGCCGTTGTGGGCACCATACTCATAGCTCTTTATTGCAGCTGGGTTGATGAACATGACGTAACTTTAACAACACCCGAGATCGCAGTTCATGGACATAGTAGCACTAATTAACAAGTATGGATTTCCCATAGTAGCCGCAGTTGGTGGTGGCTACATGGTTTATTATGTCTGGGTTTGGGCCACCAAAGAAGTAAAGCCAGTTCTTAGTGAAGCAAATACAGTATTAATTGCTTTGATTGATCGTGTTAGAATGTTAGACAATGATTTAATTCGTTTAAACCAAAAGATTAACATAGTAACCATGCTCAAGGATCTGGAAAATGAAAAAGTTCGTAAACCTACTAATCGCCCTGACCGGGATTAGTACGGCTCTAGCAGCACCGCTTCCTGATTATACATTTAAGAGTCCTGCCTTCAATGGCAATGGATATAGTAGTCACGTACTGACCATTGAAAACCAGGAACATGCTCGCAAAGAAAGCATCAAAAAAGAAATACAGGCCGCACTGGACAAAGCCAAAAATGATGCCAACAACACCAACATAGCCAAATTTCTAAACAATCTAGAGAGTCGTATCTATGCTCAGATATCACAGAATGTAGCCACGGCCATGTTTGCCGAGGGCGGTAGTAATTCTGGTACATTGAACTTCGAAGGCAACATCATATACTGGACCAAGAGTTCAACAGAGATTACACTTAATGTAACCGATTACCTGGGCAGTACAACCTCTATTAACATACCACTGGGAAGTTTTCAATTCTAAAATGCGTACACTAATTTTATTGGTTATGCTACTGGGGTTAACTGGCTGTGCAACTACTCGCATGGTCACAGGACCTGATAAACCTCAAGAAGTAAAAAGTATCCTTCAGAAAGAATTTGATACTTTACCACCACCAACCGGTAAGCCTATAACAGTGGCTGTTTATACTTTTGCAGACAAAACCGGTCAGCGACGACCAGCTGCTAACTATGCTAATCTTAGTTCAGCAGTCACACAGGGTGCGGATGCATTTTTAATCAAGGCCCTGCAAGATGTAGGTAAGGGTCGCTGGTTTGAAGTAGTTGAACGCGTAGGCATAGATAGCCTGACCAAAGAGCGTCAATTAATACGTCAGATGCGCGAAGCCTATGAAGGCGACAAAGCTAAACAGCTCGGTCCTATGGCATTTGCAGGCATTATACTTGAAGGTGGTATCACAGGTTATGATAGCAGTATCAAGAGTGGTGGCAGTGCTTATAGAATGTTGGGCATAGGACCACAGACTCAGTACAGCGAAGACATAGTCACTGTAAGTTTACGAGCAGTAAGTGTTAATTCTGGCAAGGTGCTGGCTGCAGTAAACATACAGAAAACCATTTATAGCGCCAGTGATTCATTGGCCATATTAAAGTTTGTGAAAGATGGAACTCAGGCATTTGAGCTGGAGTCTGGACTAACCATCAATGAGCCAGGCACATTGGCAGTTAAAGCTGCCGTTGAGTCAGCAGTCGTGGAATTAATCAAAGAGGGTAGCAAGAAAGGTATCTGGGAATTCGCCTATGAACCCTTGCAACCACAATAAGGAGTAAAAATGATAAAATCATTTAAACTTTTTGTTATGGTTTTATTATTAAGCATCAGTGCATATGCTGCAGATAACAGCATCTACGTTGATCAAAGCGGTGATGACAGTACCATTGACATAACACAAACTGGTGCCGGCAACGTTGTACGAGGCATACAGGGCGTGGGCACTGGTAATACAACACCTGCCAAGATCTATGGTAACAGCAATGGCATTGATATCAGACAAATAGGTAGTACCAATACCTTAAATCTGGGCATCAATACAACTGTTTCAACTGGTAGAGCCTATGGTATAGATCTAACCTATTATGTTACAGGTAATAGTGGTACTGCTACCATCAATAGTAACAACGCTGGTACTGGAACCTCAGGCAGTAATTTCATAGATGTTCGTCAGACCGGCAACAGTGCTAACCTAAACCTAAACATACTGGGTAGTAAAAATGACTTTACAGCTGTTACTTCAGGTGGTGCCAGCAATAGCATAACTGCTACCATCAATGCCGATGAAACTGTGACCAATCTCAGTCTCACTGGTGGTGCCAACAATAGCTTTACTGGTACATTGAGCAGCAACAAAGGTCACGTTGATATTACCACAGTAGGTGCCAGCAACAGCATCAACCTAACACAAACCGGTACTGCTGGAACCAATGGTCATGCATTTACCTATAGTGCCACAGGTTCTAACAATTCCATGACAGCTACACAATCTGGAACTATTGATACAACTGTCAATGTAACCAGTACTGGTAGTGGCAATACATGGAACATAACTACTGGAAATTAATCTTATTACTGCTATGGTCGCAAATAGCCTTTGCGGCCGTGGGCAGTATTACTGAACTAAGCAACGCACCGCCCAGCATAACACGCAAAGGCAGCAATGTAGCCGGGGCCAAGGGAACAGGTGTAGAAATGTCTGACGTAGTTAAAACTACTGCAGGCAAGGCCGGCATAACCTTTGCAGATGATACCCGAGTTCAGGTCAATGAAAACAGTAAGTTAGTCATAGATGATTTTGTCTATGACCCCAACAGCAAAAAAGGTGGCAAACTTGCCATGAATGTTGCTCTGGGTACGGTTCGCTATGCCTCTGGAGCAGTCGCTCACAACAATCCCGATAGTGTAAAAATTAATACTCCCACGGCAACCATAGCAGTACGCGGAACAGACTTTACAGCTACAGTAGACGAACTGGGTCGCAGCACCATAATCTTATTGCCCAGCTGTCCCCATGATTACAAAGATGTCATATTAGATTGCAAGACCGGTAAGATCGAAGTCATAACTGACGAGGGCAAGGTCATCATGGATAAACCTTTTCAGGCTACCAGAGTGGATAGCAGAGAAACCAAACCATTTAAACCTGTTATATTAAATCTCGATGCTGATCAGATCAGCAATATATTAATACTAAGTCCGCCCAAAGAACTCAGGGACAGTGACGAGGACAAACACAAAAAGAAGTTTGAAGCCAAGGGTGCATTAGATGTAGACTTTCTGGCCGAGAATAAACTCATTAATGTTCTGGAAAAAGAAAATGCTGAAACCTATAAGAATAAACTGGATCGTAATTTCCTGGACAATGACTTTTTAGCCAACATACTGGACATCATAAATGCTCAATTACAGGCACAGTTAGATCTGCTGGGTAAAACTAAAACTGGATTGTTGCCCGATTACATACCAACCTCGGGTGTCATAGTCGAAGTAGACGATCTACAGGTTACACTGTGTCGTGAAGGTGGGGGTGACATACAGTGCATAACAACTCCAAAAAATCAAAACTCAACCATAACACAGATACAGGGACCTGTAGAAATTAAAAATAGGATCAACAATGGTGGCAACACGATTATTAACGCTACTCAGAATTAGTTTATTGTTGCTTTGTTTAAATGCTAGGGCTGATACTCTAGGCACGGGTTTTGAAAGCAACAGCATAGACGGTTGGACTGTATCTGGAACCCTGGCTGCTACTAAGAATACCTGGAGTCCCAATGGTGCTGGTGTGGCATTAACAACTGGTGTTACCAATTATAGCCCCGGTGGTGGTAAAACCTGGACCATAGCTCCCTATGGCAGCTACATGGCATCTATTCAACCAGGATCAAACTCTGTAACTTTTGATAGTGCCATAGGTAGTCTAGGACTGACAACCACTGAGGGAACAGCCATAAAAAACTTTTTAACCTATCAGGCCAACAATGGCGGTGGTGGTAATCCTAATCCTACTAATGCTGCCTGGATGAAAAAATCATTTGCTCTTACGGCTGGAACTACCTATACCATGGCCTGGCAATATCTCAGCACTGACTATACACCCTGGAATGATGGTAGCATGGTGTCTCTGGTCAATGACAGCAATGCCAACATTACACCAACACTCAATGGATCCAATCAACGCTATGGCCTATTGGGCTTTACCAATCCGGGAACTGGTAACTATGCCACAGGTAGTTATGGCGCCACAGGCTGGCAAAGCATACAGTTTACTGTGCCGCAGTCTGGTAATTATACTTTAGGATTTACAAGCTTTAATTTAGGTGACCAATCTTTAAGCCCTATTTTATTTGTAGATGTGATTATTGGTTCAACAAGTCTTAACGGTGCAACATTTACACCCATACAGCCCAATGCAGGTTCAACTGCACCACCGCCACCGGCTCCGGGTCCTACCTATAGCTCTGGCATAACTGGTGCTCAGACTACATCTAAAAATGCCAAGACTGCTGTACGTCAGGCTCAACATGGCAATGAAATCTATGTCGAACAGGCCGGCAGTAACAATACATTTACTCTGCGTCAGGGTGGTTATAGCACGGGCAAGGCTCGCATAGAATTATATTCAACTGGTGATAGTAATACCTTAAATTTAAATCAGGCTAAAAACACCGATGGGTCTTCACCTGGAGCTGATAGCAACAATCACTATTTGTATCTGTATCTAAATGGTAATAGCAACAACATTACCACCAAGCAGGTAGATGGAACTACTGCAGGCGTTGGTCATTTCATGGAAAGCACCATATCTGGTAATAGCAACAATGTCACTAACATACAGCAAGGGTCAGGTGCCAAGATACTATTTCAGAGCATTTCTGGCAATAACAATACAGTATCAACCACACAGAGTGATACAGGACAGGATTATTTGGATTTAAAATTGACCGGATCTGGTCATAATGTAACTACTGTGCAGTCGGGAGCTGGCAATCATGCTGCCACCATAGACCTAACCAACTCAGGTGGAAGCAGCACCCTAAACATGACGCAGAGCGGCAGTACCGCTCAGACGTATTCCATACAGCAGAGCTGCACAACGGCAGCTGGCTGCTCTACTACCATAACCCAACCCTAGTTACTTGTATTCCTGATCGCCTCGATCAGATGGTTGTGGTGTTAAAGGCTGTTTGTTTTCGTTAGGCATAATGGCTCCTTATTTGCTTGTTGCACGATATACACCATCCCAGTTAGCTGGTAGGCCTTCATCAAAACGTTCCATCATGTTCTTGTAGTAATCCTTAATGGTTACTTCATCATTATTTATCATTTTCTCAGCCCAAGTACGAGCCTTGGTCCAGTTACCACGATAATATTCTTTTAGATATTCATTATGCATATAGGCTATGGTATGACCAACAGTAAATATCTTGACGCCTTCGGTTTTACCTTTGACTGCTATGGTATCTAATTCTACAACTGAGATTTCATCCTTGACCAGCTCTGCGGTTCTGGCGCCCAGTACTACTTTGACACCATAGGGTTTGCTCTGACCTTCGAGTCTTGATGCCAAGTTAACCCCATCGCCGAGGCAAGTATAGTCGAAACGCTGTGTAGAGCCCATATTACCCACAACAACGTCAGCAGTGTTGATGCCCAGCCCCATGCCGAACGCCGGGATACCTTCCTGAGCAATTTCCGCATTAAAGCCTTCCAGATCATTTAACATCTCCAGGGCGCATTGAACTGCGTGTAGTGCATGTGCTTTATCATCCAAGGGTGCATTCCAGAATGCCATCTGAGCATCACCTATGTACTTGTCCAATGTGCCCTCGTATTCTAGTATGCGTTTGGTCATGGCCGTCATGTAGCGGTTCATGATTTTTGTCAGTCCCTGTACGTCTTTGCCATAGTGTTCAGAGATTGTGGTGAATCCACGAACATCAGTAAACATGATACTCAACTCTCGGGTCTCGCCACCCAGCTTTAATAACTCTGGATTCTTTTGCAGCTCTTCTACCATCTTGGGGCTTAGGTAGGTGCCAAACTGTTTCTTTATCTGAAGCTTGGCATTGAGCTCAGTAAGGAATTTAACTGTATAACTGTGGATATAAACGAGGGCAAGAGCAACAATAGGAAAACTAACATCGATAAGCCAAAGCTCTTTTGCATAACTAAACTGAGAATATGCATAGATACCATACAAAATACCAATGAAAGGAATAAAGCCATAGGTCCACCTTGTTAAGAAAATAGCAATAATGCCCAATAATAATACACCCAGTATCTCGGCACCATCGGCCCAGTCAGGGCGCTGAATATTTATATTGTTGCTTAATGTGCCTATGACAGCGGCCTGCAGGTCCTGAGGATATACAGCACCCAGAGCCGTTGGTACTGGATTGCTTAGTCCAGCTGCGGTTAGTCCCACAATGACTATGCCTTTGTTAAAATCCTTGGGCAACTTTACTGCACTGACTGCAGTTGATCGTTGTGAGAGATCAACCCATACACGACCCAGACTATCGGTGTTGATGACATTGAATGACGGAACACGCATTTTCTCTACGCCATTGGCATTTAACTTGACCTGAAAGGTGCTGTCGCCAGCTAATAGTCTAAGTACTTCTAGGCTCACACTGGGATAAAGATTGCCATTTGAACCAACAAATAGCGGAAGACGACGATTGACACCATCAATCTCTGGCAGTGTATTGGCTATGCCTACACCAGCAGCGGCATTTTCTAATTCGGGAATGTTGGCAATCAGACCAGGATAGTTAATGATGCGATCTAGATTTTCTGAACCAATGACAGCTGAACCTGGACGACGTGCCTGATTCTTGTTGGTCTGGGCTGGCATGTTGGTCAGCACCACGGGCTTGTCTTTTAGAGTTGAAGCCAGAGCAGCATCGCCACCCAGCCTATCCTTTTCGGGCATCATGACGTTCCAGACTACCAGCCCGGCATTGTGAGCATATAACTCACCTATGAGGTTGGCATACTGATCGCGTTTAAATGGCCATTGACCATAGCGATCTAAAGTAGCCTCATCAATGTTTACCGTATAGATGTTGTTCTGAGTAGCAGCCTTATTGGTAATTAATGTGTCAAAGTATCTGAGCCTAACAGACTCCACGAATGCAGGATCAGTGACTCTGATGCCTATGATCAGACTCAGGGTTAGTAAAGCCAACCAAGGGCTTAGTAGTATTTTAATGAGTGTCTTTTTCAATTGCATGTCCGCGTGTGGCTCCGTTTTGTTGATCGGGTTGAGGTATGATCATGGGTGCAGGACTAGGTGGTGGCAGTGGTGCGCAAGCGGTTAGAACCACCAGCGATAGATACCCCACAAGTCGATAAAACTGAATATGATGTTGTGCCATAGTAGTGCTGGATCCCTTCTAAATATATATAAGCCCATTAAATGGCCTGCAAAGAAAGTAATAAAGCCTATTTTACTATAGGCAAAATTGGAACTTAGTAATAGAGCACTACCTAAAAAGGTAATGCTCATGATCCATTTATACTGCTGATCTCTAGTCAATGAGACTGCTCCATTTACGTAATTTTTCTCGTTTGGCCATCTGGGCCTGTGTAATGTGTACGTTGTCTATGATATTCATCTGTTGCAGTAGTTCTATCATGCAGCGTAGATCACCAATTTCTTTTTCTAACTGCTCACGATTAGTAGTCCCATCACCTGCGGTAACATAGGGTAGGTCTATGCCAAAGCGTATGATCTTACTGATCTGCTGTATAACCTCAGCACATTCTTCAGCAGTTATGATCAGAGCTTCTAGTGTTTTGGTGCCCAAGAGAGGACTCGAACCTCCATGACTTGCGTCGCCAGTACCTGAAACTGGTGCGTCTACCAATTTCGCCACCTGGGCCTGTTTCATTACGCCTTGCCTGCAGCTGTTTTGGCTTCTTGAATTTCTTTGCGACGAGCGCGAACCAATTTACCAATCTCACCTAGTGCTTTACGAGCACGAGCTGCAGACGCCTTAACGCCTTTGGTTTCAAACTTTTCATTCTCAGCTGTATAGATAGCTACCTGTTCTAAAATCTGTTCATGTGTCATGTCTTTCTCCTAAAGATTATTTTCTTGATTAAATTGTGCAAGTTTGTCTAATGCCTGATTTTGTTTGCGTCGTAATTCACGCTCAATCTTACATTTGTCTTTCTTTACCTGCGTCTTTTCTAACAGAGCAGATAATTGCTTTGTATTCAAACCTCTGAGGCGAGGTTTACCACTTTTGTACAACTGTGGATTGTTGTGTCTTTTACTTGGATGAACTCGGTTACTTGGCGTTGCCATGGTCTAGTCCTTCTGGTGTTAGTTTACCTTCGATGATTTCATTTAGAGCTGCATTAATAGGCTTATAACCTGTTTTGATTAATCGACCCTGCTGCTTTTCCTGAAAGTTTTTCTTATGATGGATTTCACGAGCTCGAGCCGCTGCCACCAGAATCATTTTATACTGTTCCTGGCCAAACATACGAACTGCTCGTTGCACATCAATGCGGGGATTTTCTTTTGGTTCCCCTAACATTACGTGATTGTAGCTCATTAAATCTTACCTACTAGATCTAAAGTAGGAGCCAGAGTAGCTGCACCTTCTTTCCATTTAGCCGGACAAACCTGACCTGGATTATTGGCTACATAGATGGCTGCTTGAATTTTACGAACTAATTCAGCTGCATCACGACCAATACCTTCGGCAGTAGTCTCAACAATCTGTGCTCGACCTTCGGGATTGAATACAATGGTTAAACGATGTGGTAGGCCAGTATCCTGGTCAACATTGTTTAAATATGAACTTAGAATCCTGTTTGGATCGCCAATGAGTGCATATTCAACTTTACCCACAGTGTCTGAAGTATCATGCCAGGCTTTATGAACAAAATGTGTATCATGACTTACGCCATAGACATTTACACCCATTTCCTGTAACTTGGCATAGTGATCCTGTAGGTCACCAAGCTCGGTAGGACAAACAAAGGTAAAATCTGCTGGATAAAAGAATAAAACTGACCATTTATTTAAAAGGTCGTCTGTGGTGATTTCTTTAAACTGACCTGCCTGATAGGCATTGAGTTTGAATTGAGGTATGGCTGCATTGATATAACTCATCATTTCTCCTTCATGTTAAAATACTATTATATAATACTACTGTGTTGCTGTCAATCCTTTAGCTTTTTATAAAGTTCATCATTGTCTTTGATGCTATATTCAAGGGCTGATTCAATTTTTGGTTCTAGCTTTACACTCCAGTCAATCTGATCGAAGTTTTTATCAAAGCTATCTGTACCAGTTTTTGATTTAATCAAATCATTGGTAATGGGGTTACGAGCAGTTTTACTCATGTTGTAACTTTCTAAAAGAGTTTAGGGGGTAGTTTGTTCTTTTGCTGTTCGCGTTGCCAGCGTTTGACTGCTGCTGCATGTTTTTGCTTGCGAACCGTAGTGGGTTTGGTATAAGTTTCTCGATCTCGCAGATCACGTAATAAACCTGAGTCTTCGATCTTTTTACGAAATTTACGAAACGCTGATTCGAAAGAAGCATCACCTACCTGGACCGTACTACCGTCTAGGTTATTTCTGCTGGGTTTTCTGATATTTTTTTGTGCCATAGAAGTATATTTATATAATTAAAAATTTTGGAACGACTCCCTGGTTACGATCCAGGCCCTCTGCTTTATCGATGCAGCGCTCACCATGAGCCAGAGCCGCTTTGTTCCTTGGCCTGCCCAGAGCGATTCGAACGCCCGACCCTGGAGGTAGAAGCTCCATGCTCTATCCACTGAGCTATGAGCAGGTATGGTGGGCCCGCCTGGGCTCGAACCAGGGACCAATGGATTATGAGTCCACTGCTCTGACCAACTGAGCTACAGGCCCTTAATTGGCGGAAGTTATAGGATTCGAACCTATGCTCCGGATCGCTCCAGAGGACGGCTTAGCAAGCCGCTGCCTTCGACCACTCGGCCAAACTTCCATTATGCTATTATATGATAATCTGGGATTGTTGTCAAGTATTTTGTAGACTTGGGCCTGAATACTCTGTAAATGTAATGCGACTAGCGTTTCTACCACCCATTTGATACCAATTTAGTACTACAGTGTTTGCAGCTGGTACAAATCTTAAACTATATCTCACAGGACCTAGAGTAACTGGCTGAAAAAAGTGCTTTAAAATATGAGTATGAGTTGTACCGTTGTTCATGATGCCAGCTGGAAGTACCGCTAAAGCATCAGGACTATAATCAGCAAAAAAGGCTACAAAAAAAGTAAAGCCAGATGATGCACTTGTAAAGTTCATATTAGCTTCTACTTCAATCAAACTTTGCAAACTAGATGCAGTAAATACACCGTTCCAAAGTTCGTTGCCTTGTGTGATCTGAGGTAAGGTAGTTGGAACCGCTAATGTAGCCGAACTTGTAACAGTTTGTGGAAATTGAAACGTCTGTAACTGTCTAATGGTCCGGATACCAGGATCAGTATAAACCGGTGCATTGATGGTTGGTGTTATAATTGGTTTTGATGCGTTACCCATGTTAGACTCCTAGTAGAATCTAGTATTTATCTAGTTTACTTTTAAACTTGCAGGGGCAACTACTATGCCTGAACCAAAGGCCTTGTTGTATTCGTTTTTAAGATCGGCTTCGGCATCAGTCAGTATGACCACCCATCGACTATCAATGGTAAAGATTTTACCTTCGGCATAGGGCATCCAACGTGTCAGCCCAATGCTGGCACCTGTTCCGGTTGAGTTTGGTCTGACATAGACCATGCAGGGGTTTTCTATGACCAGCTGATTGTTCTCATTGGTTAGTACATCGCCTATGAGATCTTCTCCGGTCTGTAATCGAATCAATTTTACGTTCATGATATCTCCAAAAAAAAAGGTGGGGAGAATTGCTCCTCCCCTAACAACCCACCAGAGTGCGCATAACAGAATCCCATATGATCAAGGTCTGTGAGAGGCGAGATGGGTTATGTTTAATTAAAACTTCACGCCATATCCAACGCCAATGGCGTCGTATTTGCTGTCACCTAAACTGCGATCATAACCTAATGATAACGATTGATTTTTGGTCACGGCATATTCTGCACCCAGACGATAAGTACGAGTGCTATCAACATTGGCATCATTAAAGGCATCGCGGAAGCGAAGACCAGCTTTGAGGCTCAGATCAGATGTTGCTGCTACCTTGACACCTGGTTCCAGACTCCAGTAACCGTCGTTGCTGTCGCCATCGAATTTCTCACCTACAGCACCGCGTGTGTATAATGTAATACCTGATAATACAGGATATTTGCCAATAGCGGCAAATTCAGTGCGGGTGTTGTTGGTGCTGTCATCATTGCTCTTGACACGAGCATAGACTTCGGCATCAAAATACTGATTGAGGTTCTTACCAACTGTTAGGCTGTAGGCATTGGCATCCTGTGTTGAGTCACGACCTTGGCGGTTCTCAAACTTGATACCTGCATAGTTACCTTCGGCTGCTGCTGCAGTTGATAGGGCTAATAGTACTGCTAGAGTTAATTTTTTCATGCTGCTTCCTTCTCGGTTAAAAGCTCTTTTTTAGGAGCTTTGATTGTTGGAATTGTTCCAATGCTAATTTTTTTAGGTTTCTTATGCTCTGGAATAATTCTCACCAACTCAATTGTTAACAAACCATTACGTAGTTCTGCACCTTTGACTTCTACATCTTCGTTAAGAGCAAAAGTTCGGGTAAAATCTCTATTGGCAATGCCACGGTGAACATATTCAATGTCTTCGGGGCAGGTTAATGATCCCTTGACTGTAAGTTTGTTTTCTGCATACTCAATATCAATATCTTTTTCACAAAAACCAGCCACGGCCAGATCTATGGCATAGCGTGTATCATCTAATTTGGTGATATTGTATGGAGGATATCCAGTGGAATTGCGTGTTACTGCATTGGCTAATTCGTTTAGGTGATGAATATGATCATCAAAACCAACGAAAAATTTTTCAAAGTCCTTGAAACCTGGACCAAAGGCTAAATGTGACAAAGCTGTCATGGTACTTCTCCTTAGTTAAGCGAGTTAATAAAATTGACTACCCCTAAGGCGTAGCCAGGCAATTTAAGGTCTTGCCCAGGACCTAGTATTTATATTATTCTGGTACTACTGTTTCAGCGTCATTGACCGCTTTTAGTAGATCTTCCTGTAGCTTCTCACGCTTGTCGTTGCGTTGATCTTCTGGAACCTGAGGCAGGCTCTGTTCGCGAACTTTATCAATCAAAGGAGCCACAGTCTCATAGGGCAATTTAGCCAGAGCCAATAAAATAGCATTTACTTCGTTGATGCTCAAATCAAGTTTAATCATAAGTATTTTCCTTGTAGGTACGTTTTTTGCCAATGTTGTACTTGGTCTGTAGATTCCAAGCATTCTTTTCATCAAAGTTGAGTATTTTGATCTGACTCAGAGGAGCCTGATCAGTATATTTATCTGGGTTCATGATGGCCAACAGACCCCAATCAGCCAGCAGTTTAGCTATGCTGTTGCGTCGTTGAATATCATTTTTGCTTAAATCTGTAGTTTTACCATCAAGGGCAAATAGCTCCTTGAAATGTACTATGAAGTAATGACCCTGTTTGTGCAGGATATGGCAGCTCTGATATAAGGTATTATCTCTGCGGCTGGCTACACCAATGCGAGTCAGTGTTTCACGAATCTTTAAAAAGTCGTCAGGCTGAGCCAGTTTGACTTCTAAAGGATAGTATTCGAATGGTAGGTCCAGATTAAAAAAATCTTGGATCATGCTTGTCCACCTTTGTTCAATCGTTTCTTAATGGTCAACAATTGATCTAGTGTTAAAAGAGGCAATACCTGGCGGGCCTTGGCCATGCTATAACCATAGTATTTACATATATCTTCTAGCACATCAATCGTCTCGGGCTTTAACCACTTGTTATATCTTTTGCGTGGTCTTATAGTATTTATAAGAAAATCGAATTGTAGACGAAAGTCCAAATGGTAACGGCTATTCATTTCATTGGCGCAGATTACAGTATCTGCACCCATGCTCAAAGCTCTGAGAACAAAATAAATTTCTTTGCTGGCCTGAGCTTCATTATCCTCATTGATCAGTTCGGTGTCATGAGCATTAATGGCATTGATTATGTCCCAGGGGCTGACTCTGGGCTTTTTGGTATCAATTTCATCAGGGACCTTAGGTGCTTGTAGACCTAGGAGATCGCCCAGCATTATTTAAACTTTACTGAGGCCATGATTTCAGTTAAACAGGCAACCAGATTGATTTCTGCGTCAGCCACGAAAGCTGCCTTGTACTGATAATCAGCCAATAATAGAATTAGATTAGGAATGTTTTCTACATGCTCTACCAGAGAGTCATAGAGTTTACGAAATATGCTGCTGGGGTCAGCATCAATGTTATTTACCACCCACTGACGCATTTTCTTCCAGTCCTTGTCTTTTAGAGCGTCAACCAATTCCTTGGTATTGACATCGGCCAGATTGGCCAGGATACCTTCGTCAATGCTTCCACTTACACTGTAGCGCTGAAGTTCATTTAGGCATCTGCGATAGTCCGGAAAGTAGCGTTCAACAAGCTTGACCAGAACCTTGGGATCTGGTGCCAGTATGGATTCCTGATCTAAAATCTCCTGAACTCGTTTAAAGAATTGAGCTGCTAGTCCAGGTTTTTCTGACTTGGCTAACTTAAATTCTATGACCGTGGTTCGGCTATGCAGGGCCGGAATGATTTTATTTTTATAATTACAGGTAAAGATGAATCTGCAGTTACTGCTAAACTCTTCTATGAAACCACGCAATGCGGGCTGAGTACTAGTAGGATTTAAATAATCTGCTTCATCTAGTATGACTACCTTGGGTCGGCCATTAAAACTCATGGCAGCTGCAAAGCCCTTGATGTCATTTCTCAAAGTGTCAATGTTACGTTCCATACTGGCATTGATTACCAGATAGTCAGCACCTAGCTCTTCGCATAGTGCTCTGGCTACAGTAGTCTTGCCCATGCCGGCTCCACCACATAGCAACATGTTGGATATTTCACCTTTGGCAACAAACTGCTTAAAGGTTGTCTTCATAGCCTCGGGTAAAATACAATCGTCAATGCGTCTAGGACGATATTTCTCTACCCAGAGAAACTGATTCTGATTTACTTCCATGATATAAACTCCAGATTAGATTGTAGATTTTGGATCTAATGCTAACCAATACTCAGGCTGAGCTGCTGTAGTTGGTTTGAAGTGTAAAAACTTCTTCTGACTCAGTGTCACGGTATAGTTATCTGGTAATATCTTAAAGTTATTTACATCTAAAATAGCATTGAATGTAAGATCTGTCTGACCAATGACCTTGCTCTGAGTAAGCGTCTTGGCTTTATTGCTTACATATACTGAGGCTTTACCACCCTCAGCCTTGAATATAACATGCTCTGCTGCACTGATATTGATGGCCTTGCCAATTAGGGCAACATCAGCTGCTGATAGATTAAACTCATAGTGAGTATCTAATTCAATACTCTTGCCCTGAGGTGGTGCCATGATAACATCTGGGCTGGCATATTGATATTCAAATGTACTGCCTGCATTGGTAATTTTAAGACTTCTTTCACCAAACTCAATGTCCTGATTCTCCATGTAGCTGATAATCTCCAAGAGACTATTGAGCTCATAGATGCAGGCTTCGGTTGGGAATGTATCAGCTACAGTTGCCTTGGCAAAAATGCTCTGTTGCGGACTAATGGTAGCCAATTCATTGCCTGGATAAATTCTAAGGTTGTTGCTGATAGTGGCAAAATTCTTCAGCACATTCATGGTTTCTTTACTAATTTTCATTACAAAACTCCTTCTGGTTTATCAATACTACTATTATAATTAATTTTGTCTTTATGGTCAATAACTATCTGATTTATTTTCATTAAAAATTCTGGTATGGTTCCATCATTACTTACAACATGGTCTTCACCGCAGGCAATCCAGGCCCATTCACTGGCATGAACATCTGGGAATAACTTATCCATGCTCAGAGGATTATTACGAGCTGTTGACCACCAAATGGGTCTTTCACCACGCTCTACTCTGATGATAATACCACCTGCTGCTTTAATGGCATCAATCTCATTGGGGAAACGCACATCACTGATGACTACATCATCATCACTCATCATGAGCTTGCGTTCTAGGCTGGCTACCCAGATGTCATTATGCAGGGTATCTCGGCATACGTCTGTACCGAAAAACTGGAGGACCCAACGCGGAGTAAGGTGAGGGATACTCAGGCGTTCGGCCCACCAGTCATCGACTCGTTCTCTCCAGGCGCGAGACTCTGCAGTCTGGCCCTGAAGTAATTCTCTGTCCCAATGGAATATGTTGGCTACGGCATCTTTAAGGGTGTTGGCAAAACTATCGCGTCTAAAGCCCCAGGCTAATTCCAGTTGCTCTGCTGCGGTATCTTTACCACTACCAATTAATCCTACTAATCCTATGATCATAAATCATCCCTGTACATGTAGTATAAAATAACTGATATAACTATGAACAAAATCAACAATATCAGAACCTGAGCTTTATTTGCAAACATCTTGTTTATATTTACGAAACCAATCCCGTTCCCACATACAGGCATAGGGATCATCTTTAATCCAATCTTCTTTGCTCCAGCGTTCAAATCTAGCTGTACGTTCTGCATTATGAAAACTAGGCTTGGGTTTGGCTGTTACTTTATCTACTACCCATTCACCAGCAGTAAATGCTGCAGTCACTGGCGTTGGTATCAGAGTGTTATCTGCGGCCCAGATTACCAGGGGCAGAGTAAACAATAGCACTGCCAGGGTCGCTGGCAGTACTAACTCTTTGATTTGATTAGGCATTTACAGGACCTGTATTTGTACCGCCTATGATAGTGTGACCTTGATTAGTTAATACCACAGTACCATCTGGTGTTAGATCGTCTGTTCTAGGCTGTTTCTGTGTGTCTGCCTCATTTTCAGGCACGCTAACTGCTTGATTTTCTTCGGGTTTATCAACCTTGTTATAAAGGTCCATGAAGGCTGATTTTGTCTCTTCATCAAATCGATTTACACAGAGCTCAATGGCTTTGACTCTGTTGCGTTTGAACATGCTAAAGGCCTTGACAATATGAATCAATCTACGAGTGCTGACAATTTCATCAACGCCACCCTCGGCAAAGGTTTTACGAATAATATCAGCCCAGGTTACCAATAGGTCAGCAAACTGTACATCAACTACATTTAATTCTGTCATCTTGTTCATGATGATTTCATGCTCAACCTTAGTACCAGGGAATTCCTGTTCTACAGTAATGGCAAATCGTTCTAGGAATGCCTCGTCCAGAATCTGTGCACCAATGAATCGACCATCGTCTGTGCCACGGCCTTTGGTATTGGCTGTAGCAATGATATTAAAGCCTGCAGCTGGATGCACTACCTCGCCGGTCTTTTTATTGAAGTATGGTTTGCCTTCTAGGATGGCCTGTAAACACATGAGCTTGTTCGATCCACGGTCACATTCGTCAATGAGCAAGATAGCTCCGCGTTTCATGGCCAATAATACTGGACCTTCGCGGTAAACAATGTTACCATCAATTAGAGTATTACCACCAATGAGATCGTCTTCGTCAGTCTCTACTGAAACGTTTACACGCACACATTCACGTTTAAGCTCTGCGCAGACCTGTTCCACCATGGTAGTCTTACCATTACCAGATAACCCAGTAACAAACACTGGATAGAAAATCTTACTGCTAATAATAGATTTCATGTCACGGTAAAATCCAAACGGAACATAACCACTATCTTTTAAGGGGATCATATCATCCACAACTGTCTCCATTTTTTTCTGACGCACCATGGGCACAACGGCCATGGCTGGTTCTGGTACTACGGCTTTGGGTTTAAGATCATAGGTGCCTCGGCTGATCTTGTATTCAGCTGAGTCAATGATGAATCTCGGAAACGGAAGCTTTTTGCTTTTGGCAAATTCTTCCAGCTGACGGCGAGTAACAATTTCGCCATGATTTGCGATCACCTCAGTTAAGAATTGATCTTGTTCAGATTTACTCCACTTCCAATTGCTCATAATACAACTCCTCACCAGTTATTAACATTACAAATACTATTATATAGGAACGATGCTCAGAGTCAAGCATTTTCCGTGCCTCATTTTTAGGCAATCATTTTAATGAATCGGTTCAATAATACTCGGTTCAATCCCTTGCTTTTCTGCATTTTTCTAAAGGCTCTACCTATGTCTCTTACATTGGCATTGGCTTCTACATCAAATTCGTCATTGACCACCATGTCACTTTTAACTATGTAATACTCATTGTAGCCGGCCTGCCTAAGTATGGCTACGCGATCCTGACGAAATTGTTCCATGATTTTATTTTCGTCCAGAGTATTGTTCATGTCCTGCTGTGATCTAAGCTCCTGATTAACTGTGTTTCTAACAGAATTGGTTAGATAAAAACCAACAATGTTACAACCAGTGTTTAGGCGAACCAATTCTAACAGAGCCTTGTTTAAAGATTTTTGGCTGTGTCTGGCTCTGAGTCGTATGGTGTGTTTGGTTCTGTTATCAGTAATGAAAGTATTACTATACCAGCCTGAATCAACATATTGGAATCTAGGGCTAGTTAGATCTGGTTTGCCGTCGATGTCGTAATAGCCCTGAGACACCTTAACGGTCTGATCACTCTCACCATCGGTTAAGAACACCATGTTAACAATTTCTGCACCAGTGCGCGCACGGAATCTATCAAAAATATTCTGGCTCAGCAATAATGCACAATTCAATGGTGTGCTGTGCATGTGTTCGCAGGCTGGTTGAAAGTTCATCCAACCATAATCATAACCACCATCACGGCTATATCTGCCACTGTTATTCATCCAAGTCTTCATGATCATGCAAAGGTTACCCACCATGCGTTTATAATCTACAGCACTCATGTTAGAGCTAAAATACTGCTGAAGCCTAAAGTCTGGATCTGTGATGGCTAACTGATTATCAATATGCGCGCCTCGTCTTAGAGACCATTGATCCTGATATATTTTTGTTGCATCTTTGTCCTCCCAGAACACTCGATTGTCATTGGTAAAACCATACACCTCAAATGGAATGTTTACCTTGCGACAAAATTCCACCAGGATTAAAATCTGCTCTATGACACCAGCAATGCTAGAGTGCATGCTACCACTCATGTCATAGAACATGACCAAACCGTGATTCTTGCCCTTGGGTATGCTGGTAACCTTAAGGAATAGATCCTCGCTAAATTTATACTTGAATAATTTTTTAACATCAATTTCGCCTGTTTTGCTGATCTGAGCTCTGGCCAATTGCTGAGCATTACGACGCAATTCAAATTCTTTAACCAGGTAATTGATGAATTTTAAATTCTTTAATCTAAATGCAGCATAGATTTCTGCACGACGCTCTTCCTGCTCGGGCTTAAAGTTATGCAACTGGAGCATGGTTTTATAGCTCCAGACATAAGGGTTAGCATCATAGGTGCCAACCGTATAATAGTTATAGGGTTGTGATTTTTCGTCTAAGAGTTCATGTTCACGTTTTCTAAAAGCTTCATCAGTTAAACTGCGAGGCGCTTGCATGTCTAAAATTTTCTGAGCCAATGCCTCGGCTTCTTCGTCAGTTAGATCTAACTCCTGACTCTGACCATCGTCATCACCAGTACCTTCACCAAATTCTATTTTCATTAGATCGGCCTGAGCTTTAAGTTTTTTATCTTTTAATTCTTCCTCGGCCATTTTATATAGACGCTTGGCAATATCAACTACTTCATCCCAGGTTTCGCAGGCTTCTACTTCCTGTATGAGCTCTTGCTCAGCTGGACTAAAATCAATGTTAAGTAGTGCGCCTACCTTAAAGTATAGATTAAGGCGGTCAATAAAAAGTAAATCATCAACATCTTCTTGGGCAATACCAAAAAAGTCTCGATCAAATAATTCTCTATAGGCTACATGGAAGTTTTTCTTGATGCCAGGATACTGACGTTTGATCAATTTTTCAATGCGGGCATCTTCTAATACATTCAAGAAGCCTTTGAAATGGTCACCGAAATCTTTATCCATGACCTGATCATGCCAGCCTTCGTGCGGAGTATATAGAGCATGACCTACTTCATGGCCTGTTAACAGGTCATATAGATCAGAACTCATGTCCTTCCAGCTGGGTAGTGCAAGAAGCCTATTTTTAGTATCAAAGTAGGCTGTGGGAATGTTTTTATGTTGAACCGTTAGATTTTCTTTGGCCAACAATCTTGCTAAAATACTTTTACTTTGCTTAATATCCATAAGTCTCACCTTATTAAGTATACAACCATTATATAGGAACGATGCTAGATGTCAAGCATTTTATCCAAATAACCATAAGGAACACCCAAATAGTATTCCAAAAAGCCTGTATCACCACGAGTGTCATAGGCTTCATGTAACCAGCGAATGGCCATGCTTCGGTCTTTAGCGCCTGACATCATAAGATCCTGGATGCGAATCTCTAGGTCATGCACAGCTGCTGCTTCTTCGCGAGCCTCATTAGCCGTGCGCTCGTCTAGCTCAACTAAAAGACCATCCCAGATAGCTTGCTTTTGATCCGGTGTTGCTTCATCCCAGGATGCATAGCCACCTATGCTAGGTCTATGACCACGAGCGTCTTTATGGAGATCGCTATATGTAACATCATCATAAGTATAAGCCATATTCCTCACCTTTCTTAATTATTATACAAGTATTATATAGTAAAAAGGGCTCTGTGTCAAGCCCTAAAAGTACTTAGAAATCAATGAGTTACAAAAGTACTTGAAAATCAATGAGTTAGCGAATCTGGTGCCCATGGCGGGAATCGGACCCGCGACCTCTCCCTTACCAAGGGAGTGCTCTACCACTGAGCCACATGGGCTCTGTTTAAGATTTATTCAACCACCAGTCCTCCCAGGGGAATACAATCCAATCATCACACTGAGTATCCATGAGCATTTCGCCATAGAAGTCGCAGTCAAACTTACTGGTGGATTTTTCTAATAGGGTAGCATAGATGATGTTGTTATCAGAAAAGAATTCATCATGAAATAATCCCTTGAGGCCTTTTAGGGTTTCGCCTGAATCATTGATATCGTCTACTACAACAATCTGACCAGTCTCAATGAGCTCACCCATGCGGTCTATGACATGGTTTGTAGCTGCATCATTAAGACTTGCCTCATCTCGATCTCTGAGACTATAATCTAAGACTAATAAAGGACAATTAAAATAATGACTCATCATTACAGCTGGTGTTAATCCACCACGAGTAATGCCTACTATGGCCGCTGGTTTAATGCCATTCTTTTGTAAATGGCGTATGATATTATTTACCTGACCCTGGACTTCATCATGACTTAAAAATCTTTTCTTCACTAACATAATTTTAACTTTCTATAATTTTTCTCAAAATATCTTCGAATTGTTCTATCTTGGCTGTGCGATTAGGCCAATAGATATGAGACTTTTCTGGATTCTTTTTTAGGTTTGATAATAATGGTACTATGGCATTGTATAAACGATCAAGTTTATCTTCGAGCTGGTTTACGGTCTTAGCAGCAGTTTCAGTTTTAGTAGTTAGGTTCTGTACTGCTTCTAATTCATCTTCGTCTACGGCGGTAAAGCCAAAGTCAAAATCCTGGTCTGACATTTTATCCCCTTGCAATTCTGCTAAAGTTTTGGAACTTTTCAAATTTAATAACACTGCGAAACTTATCAAAAAGTACATCGCCCTTGTGACTGATAACAAATACATTGGTTTCATCACCCAGAGTATTTAATAGGTTCATGAGGTAGTCTGTTCCATTGTTGTCTAAGCTGCTGTCAAATACTTCATCTAACAGCAATAGGTTTGTGCTGGCACTATTCTTCATCTTGGCTATGGTACGCCAGGTAAATAATAGAGCTAGGTCAATTCTCTGTTTCTCTCCCTCACTAAAACTAGCATAGCTAAAGTCATCACGATGACGACTCTTGATGGTTTCATTAAAGGCTTCGTCTAGTTCAAAGCTAACAAAGAAGTCCATGGCAGCAAGATATTTATTGACCAGCTTGTTTATAACTGGCAAGTATTGACGAATAATTTTTGTCTTGATACCTGTGTCTTTTAACAGACTGGACGCTATGTCCTGATAGTATTTTTCTTCATTAAGTGTGGTCTTTTCACCTACCAGTGTCATGACTTCTTTGGCCATGGCCTTGAGTTTTTGCTTTTCATCATCCATGTCGCTGGTATCATCTTCGTCAGCATTGCGGTCTGCCTGCAACTTCTGTATGTATTTTTGACCAGCTATGATCTGATTGTTAAAGGTCAGTATTTCATTATTGGTTTCTATGATGTCTTCTTGTATGCCATCAATCTCAATGATGCGAGCATTGACAGCCTGTAGTTGTTCATCTAGTTTGGCCAGGCCAGCTTCAATTTCCAGTGCCTTGCTGGTATGTTCGTGTATGGCCTGAGTCTTTAGGTCAGCATTTAAATTCTGCTGACAGGTAGGACAGTTATCATTGTCATGATAGAACTCAATGTCTTTTTGAATCTTAAGGGCTCGATCCTGCAGCTTGTGCTGAAAGTCATAGAGCTGATGCTTGTCACCCATGATCTTTTCGCTATCAGTAATCATGGCCTTGAGTTTGTCGATGCGTTCACTCAGTGATTGTACATTGCCCTCATAGAGTTTAATTTCATCTTCGGTGTTGGCAATTCTTAATTCAACATCGGCATGACGCTTGTCTGCACTTTCTTTCAGTGACTTGATAAACTCATCCTGTAGTCGAACCTTTTCTTTATGCACTTCGATGTCAGCATCCATCTGACGCAATCTGTCTGCTAGCTCTCGGCTCTTTTCTTTTAGTATGACATTCATGGTGCTAAAGATGCGAATGTCTAATAAGTCTTCAATGATTTCTCTGCGATGACTTGGAGGCAACTGCATGAATGGTGTAAAGCTTGCACTACCCAGTATGACAATCTGAGTAAATGATTTGTAATTTAATTTTAAGATATGCTCTTCCAGATACTTCTGAAAGTCTCGGCTATCTGCTTCCTGATTTAACTGCTCATCATTGCAGTAGATTTCAAAGCGAGCCGGCTTATGCCCCCGAATAATGGTATAGTCTTTGCTACCAATCTGGAAGTCAAGCGTGACTTCTAGGTTTTTCTGATTGATACTATTCAATAACTGAGGTTTACTTACATCTCTAAACCCACGATTGAATAGTGCAAAGCATATGGCATCCAGTATAGTACTCTTGCCTGCACCATTTTCGCCAACAATTAAAGTTGTAGGACTGCGGCGTAAATCAATCTCAATACCGGCATTACCAGTACTAAGCATATTCTTCCAGGTTACCTGTTTAAATAAAATCATTCAGCGTGTTGTGCTTCTATGTAGAGTTCTTTGAGTAGGTTTTTAATTCTGGGCTTGTCGGCATCGGTTTCAACGCCATCAACAAAACCATTTAATAGGCTAATGGTATCTTCCAGATTGATTTCTTCATCTAGAGCGTCAGTTTCAAACTCACTAAAGTCTTCGATAATTTTTAATTCTAATAGATTCTGCTTGTAGAGTCGATCCATGAAACGATCATATTTGTAAAAATCATTCTTATTAATGATGATTAACTTGACCATTTTATCAGCAAACATGCTGACATCTATGCTGTCTGGATCTACCTTGGTGTCATCATAGAGATATTTTAAAAAGATTTCATGAGGGTTATAGACAACTTCCATGCCCAGAGTTTCAGTATCTAGTATGGTAAAGCCACGAGGATCATCATAATCATTCCAGGTAATAGCATAAGGATTGCCTATGTAGGTAATGTTGTCCTGACTGCTGCGATGATGGAAGTGTCCAGAACAGACCAGATCAAAACGATCAAATAGTTTGCGGTCCATGCCATGGTCGTTCATCTGACCTTTGTACATGCTAAAGCCTTCGAGCTCTAGATGACTAAACATTACTGGTGCTGTAGTTGCACGAACCAGATCCATGGCCTCCTGATAGTTGTCTGCACAGATCCAGGGCATCATAATGAATTTAAAATCTTCAATCATAACCTCAGTGGGTTTATCATAGGTATTAACATGAGCATACTGACTGGCCAATAGATCAATGCTGTTTACATCATTGGTATTCTTAAAGTAAGTATCATGGTTGCCAGCAATCATATGGCACTTGATGTCATGCTTGGTTAATTGATCAAAGAAGTATTCTCTGCAACTTTTTAATATGTTAAAGTTGATGTACTTGCGGCGATCAAATACATCACCCAGATGGATTATGGTCTTGATGCCTCGGCGCTGTAATTCAGGAAAAAATACTTCAGTATAAAATTTTCTGAAATAGTTGTCAAATTGCACACTATCACCACGAGCACCAAAGTGCGTATCAGTTATTAGAGCTACTTTCATATTCAGCAATTTTTCTTTTTAGGATGAGTTTTTCGTGCTTCATCTTTTGCAGATGAGCATCATCTAGATAATGACTATAACCTTCCTGAATCTTACGATCAAGATCAGCATGCTGCTGCTTGAGTGCTTCTAAATCCATAGAGCCTCCTAGTTAGATTGTCTGTATTGATTGATATAGGTTGAACGAGACTTAGGTGTCTCCCACCAGTCGATCTGATTGACTCTAACACCAAGCTTATGCATCTTGGCATCTACAATGTCAGCCATCCAGCGACTTAGATTTTCACTTGTTGGAACAAAATCTACTACTAAAAATCCTTCCTGGTGTTCATATTCTGGGCTAGCTGGATCTAAACCATCTAGATCTAATTTCCAACCTGCTACAAAATCTGTTCCAGGAACTACAACATTATGAAGTCTTCTACTACCTACTACGCTGTCATACAATGGATCATTGCGATCTATGACAAACTGATGATCAATGTTGTCATTGATCCATTTCTTTAGCCATTCTAAATGGCGGAAGTCTGTTACCATGCCTGTGATGTCCAGAGTATTGTTAACACTTTCTAAATAGACCTGTACTTTACCTTCATGTCCATGCAAATGTCTGCAGGCGCACTTTAAGTCCGCAGCATACTCACCATTGAGTTGCTGAGTCCAGACTCTGTGTCCATAACAAAATTCAAACGTCTTATCAATTATCCAAGCCATACTCTGCCCTTTCTGCTTTAAGATTTTCTGCTAAATTTACTCGTTGTCTAAGCTCACTGCTGCTAAAACTATGACGACGCTTATTATAATGAATTTCTGTATCAAAATCTTTGCCAGTAAAGTCTCGATCCTTATATTCTTCACCAACAAAACGTACATCTATTTTATATGATAACAGTAGATCTGTCAATTCCTTTTCAGTTGCATAAGGAATAATTTCATCTATGTATTTGCAAGCCTTTAATTGTTCGAATCGTTCAAATAAACTCTGTATGGGTTTATTTTTAGTTGGGCGATCTATGGTTGGATCACTTTGCAGACCAACAATTAAATAGTCACAGTGCTCTTTGGCCTCTTTGAGCATCATAATATGGCCAGCATGAAATAAATCAAATGTACTACAGGTAAATCCTATTCGCATGATTTTACATCCAATAATTGATCTAACATTAGTGTGCAGTTTAGATAGGCATTCTTAATGGTCCACTGAGCCATTTCTAAATCTTTAGCATATTTTTCTGGATGATGCATTCTGTCACGAATAAATTCAACCAGCTTAGGTTTGTATATCAAGAAATTGTCTACAGAGCTGGTCCAGTTGCTAGGATATTTAAATGCATCTGGATACATTTCAGCATAGCTGCAACGATCTGGCAATACTGGAATTACTCCAGCCAGTACAGCTTCCATGATGCTGATGCCTAGATTTTCATGCAAGGCACAACTAAATATGATCTGACTGCTGGCCAATTCTTTATAATAGGCCTGTTTGTTCAGGGACATTTTAGCTGTAATGACTACATCAAAATCTGTTTTTAATTCTTCAGCAATCTCAGGTTGTTTGTCGGCATTATATCTATGAGGCCAGATAACTTTATGTTGTTTTTTGGTATGTGCCAGAGCTTCTAGTTGTGGTATGATATATTCATGAGGCTGACCGCTTCTGCGGGCCTTATAACACTGATCACGATCAATTTCTAAATTGGTCAAGAACATGTTCTTATGAAAGTTAGTTGCATACCAGTTATAATCACAGGCATGGAACCAGGCTCGTTCCTGATGAGGTGGCCAGTCTTTGCGCATCTTCATGCCCAGTATGTCAGTTGGATCATAATGACCTGCATGCCAGATGCCATGAATCTCTACAGGTATGTCCAGTAAATCTGACATATAACGAATTGCAGTAACAGCAAAATTCCAGGCATCAGTTACCAGAAACTTATCACCTGCCTTGACTCGCCCGTGCATGAACAACTCACTAATAGCCTGAACCTGAGCAGCTTTATAATAATTGGTGGTTGCAAAATCTAAAAATGCTCCCGTAGTAGTTGCATTGTTAGCACCTTCACCAGCAATGGTAACTACTTCAAATGGATCTAATTTTAATTCAGTAATTCTATCACCAATGATTCGGGGAATGTTTTCATACCACTGTTTGGTATAACGACTATCAATAGGTTCGATTGGAACTATGTAGATTGTTTTCATTTCATCCTTTCAATATCAGTCTCTTCACATTGTGAGCCATACTGTATTTCAATAATCTTAAGTGGGTCTTTACCACCATTGATTAACTGATGCCAGGTATTTTTAGGCACATGTATGTAATCTCCAGTATGTATGATATCTGCCTCGCTGTCAATAATTACAGTGCCTGAACCTTCGCGCACCAACCAAAGCTCTTCACGATGTTCGTGTCGTTGATAGCTCAGGCAATGATTTGGTTCTACTACAATCTCTTTTAGTTTACAGCCTGGATAATTTTTTAGTATGTCAAAATGGCCCCAGTCTCGTTCTGTTCGATCATATTGCCATTTTTCCAGTATCCAACGACTTGAATTCATTTTATTTTCGCCACCAACACCAAAGGCAAATTGTAGCAGCGGATCATCTATGTCCTGTTCGGGAACGTTGCCCTCGGTTCTATCACCGCCATTGGCAAATATGATCTTAACACCTGGATACTGTTGTCGTACTTTTCTGATTAAATCGCGACTGCTGTTATCGCTGTCGTCAAATTCCCAGACTTCATCAACACCTTCCATGGCACCTAGTATGGCCAATCTTTCTGAAATATTCATGAATGGTCGACCTTTTTTATTGGTCAACCATGCATCTGAATTGGCACCTACAAATAATAGTTCACCCAGTTGCTTGGCCGCTTTGATATAGCTGATATGACCACTATGTATGGGATCAAACCCACCAGTAACTATGACTATGCTCTTGGGAAATCTCATAGACTCTCCACAATGGCACCATTTTCACCATCTTCAAATACACTGACTATGACCTCTCGTCCAGGATATCTATTGTTGATTACTCCAATGATATCTTCTGCAATCATTTCACAACTTTTATGATCAAGTTTTAGAACGTCCCCACTGTACAGGGATTCAAGCCAGCGCTTGAGCTGGATGAATTCGATGTCCCTGTCATTGTGTTGCACACTGACGCGCACCCTGAAATGAAACACATGACGATGAGGACTAGCAAGAAACGATACATCATCCCATCCTCCTGTTTTTAAATTAGGATCAGTAGCCGCTGCTGGATAGCAATGAATACCTTCCCGTTGAAAAGTTATTTCAATCCATCGTTTTATCATACAAACATATCTCCAAGTGTAACTGGTTGAACATATTCCTGCACTGGTTCACTTGCAACATATGGTCCGATCTGTTGTAACCAATGATTGAAATCTTCCAGTGTACGTACTGAGTATAAGGCATTAAAGGCAGTTGCGTCAATACCTCTGGCCATTTTCATGATCTCATCTCGGCTGTCATGTAATTTTTCTACATGAGCTAAAAAGTTCTTGATGGCACTAGACACAAATGCACCATAGGTCTGCAAACTTGGATCAATGTTGCCGTGTTTTTCCTGATAGGTTCGGCTACTGATATTTAAAGCTTCATAAAATGTATTTAGATCATAGTTATAGCAAGGGAAATTTTTGCGAATGTCTTCCCAGACAATTCTGTAATTGTCATCAAAGGCTCGAGTAAAGTTAAGAGCTAGATCGTCTTTGTAATATCGACCCTGAGTCACGCCAGACGTATGTGTGGTAGAGTCATAGCTCATTTCAACATTTTCATATAATCCATTCTGCATGAATATGAACTGAGGAATCATTCTGTATACACTACCAACTCCTAGTAGATGCAGATGCTTACTTTCTAAGTTAATAGGTAACTGAGTAAAATAGAATGCTCGTTTAAAGTCTTCCAATGAACCTTTGCCCAGAGCAGCTGCTCCCATGGCGATACCACCAATGCGGCTGACATGATAGTCATCAAGTTCTTCTACAACATACTGAGTCCAGTGCATGTAACTGTCATAGTCATTGCCCTGAGTAATCAGCATGGGACGAGCTTTAGAACCTTTTTCATCAAAAAAGTCTATCTGACGACGCAGATTACGTCCAGTTTCTCTGGCACAGCTTTCTAATTGTGTACGGTCAAAGCGTCGGTTACTGAGGTCAAGTCTCTCAGAGCGGGCGCCATCAAGTGTTCGTACAGGAATAACATCAAAACACATAGCAATGTCACTATTACGAGCCTGACTATCATATACTTCTTCCTTGAGTTCGTTGGTAATGGTCCTTCCCAGCGTAACCATCTGCAGTCCGCCTGAGTCTGCATGAATGCTATGCACCAGTGGTCTATAATGCTCACCCATCCATTCGCCTGGACGTTTTTCTGTATAGGCATTATATAATAAACTGATTTTGTGATTGTGTGTGTTGTTTAGACTACCAAATGTACGAGCGAAGAAGTCTAGGTTCTGAGGCTCTAGACTTTCTGCATACATTAATTTAAAATAACTACTACCACTGGCTACATATTCTAACATGTTTAACTTTCTAGTATTTTTAAAATGTGTCTGGTCTGATGCAGTGCGTCGTCCAGAGCATTATGATAAACTCCTTGACGTTCATCTGCAGGTACTTGTATGATATTCTTAATGGTTCTGTAGCAACGATCTTCCCAGGGTCTCCAGGGACGTTTCATGTTGCAGGCTACATAGGCATTTTCCATGATGACGTTGTCAAATCCAGCTCCATTGCCCCAGACTGGTAAACTGCTGGTGCCAAACCAGCTATTAAAATCATCCAGTGCCTGAACCAAACTGACATTGTCTTTGAGCAGTGCCTGACGAGCTTCTTTGCTTTGCTGATTCCACCAGTTAACAGTATCTGGATCTACATGCAGTCCAACTGCTTTGCAGGTTCTTAAATCAACTGTACGATAGAATTGATCTACAATGCCCGTTCCTACTTCAAATTTAACTGCACCAATGCTGGCTATGGCAGCATTGCTGCGCACGCTCATGGTTTCCAAATCCAACATGACCTGTATCATCGTGGAGCAAACTCCTGTTGTAGTTTAACATTTTCAAAGAATTCATTCTTGGTGCTCTGATCTTCAATAAACCGACCTTTTAGGACAGTTGTCTGAGTCAATGAGCTATGCGCCATGATGCCACGATTCTCACAGCAACCATGCGTTGCCTGAATATAAACTGCTACATTTTCACTACCAGTTGCCTTCTGAATTTCACGGGCAATGTCATTGGCCAGCTCTTCTTGCAGTGTTCCGCGTCGGGCACACCACTGAGCAATTCTGGTATATTTACTTAGTCCGATTAATTTCTGAGCAGCAATGATGCCAATATAAGCAACACCACTTACTGGTTGATGATGATGACTACACATGCTTCTAAGTTCACTTCGAACTACCAGCATACCTGTATATCGATCATCACTATCATTAGGGAATGCAGTTGCATCTGGAGCTGGCTCATAGCGGCCTGCCATGATTTCATAAATGTACATCTTGGCCAAACGACGAGCTGTTCCTTTACTATTAGGATCTGTTTCGCGATCAATTAACAAGCTGTCTAAAACGCCTTCGAACTTTTCAGTTAATTCATCTACTAGAAGTTCTTTATCTTTATCAGTAACGTACTCACTGATATTGTCACCTGCCCAATATCGCTTATTATTTCGTTTTAGATTGACGCGAATTTCTTCGCTAACCGGAATATACTTCATGATTGCCTTTCTAATTTATATAACATTATATAGTATGTTTTATTTAGTGTCAATACTATTTACCAATAACATTACCAAATACATAGCAGTGATTGCGTGTAGCAATGTTAAATCCTCGCTTCATGGCCTCCATGGCTATGGCTGCGGTTCGATCTGTTTCCTGACTATCCTTGGTTGCACCTACAGGCATGACCCACATCTCTGGTGGATATTGGCCATTGGCTTTGAATTGCTCATAGATGTTGTACTGATGTGCAGCTAATTCATCCCAGCAGTTAGGTTCACCATTGACGACAAATTTTATGATACCAGAACAACCAGCAATCTGCATGTAATCAAAAATTAAATCTTTATTGACTGCATTTTCTTCACCAGCCACAGTAAAGAGTTTAGGACTCATGGCCCAGTGCCAGCGATGTCCCCATTCTGCACAATATTCATCTTCGATGAAAGTTTTTAATTCAGCTGAAACTGGTTTAGTAGTATTGGTTTCTACTGTAATGGTTCTAGGACAATTGCCTCGGCGTTTTAATTCACGAACAATTTCAATCATGGCCTTCTGATACATCATGGGCTCACCACCGGTAAATGCCAGTTGTGTATCCTGATTGGTTGTATGATGAATAAATTCGCCCAGAGGATTGCTTGGGTGTTTCAGATGTTCAACTAATTGATCGCAAATTTCTGCAACAGTTGCATCATGAACCAGATGTTTATATTTAGCACTCCAGCTATAACTACTATCACAACCATGTTCCCAGACCGGAAGATCTTCTAGTTTCTTGACGCTACTGGGATCGAATTCTTTATAAGGTAATACATAGGTAGCTGGATTGGTTGGATCGGTCTGACCAAAACCATTGCATTCTAGATTACAACCAAAGAATCTAATCCAGACCGTTGGTTTACCGGCCAGTTCAGCTTCGCCCTGAAAGCTATAGAATATTTCTGAAAAACGATAGGTTTTATCTGACATAATTGCCTCTTTTAAATTTAGATTGTTGTATTATATTATTCTTCTGACTCTGTGTCAATATCTTTTAGTATTTTTTCGGTCTTTTTAGTAATGGTGCTGACCACTTTTTCGTACTCGTACTGATCCATCTGAGTTTTAAGGAATTCTAAGAATTGATTTTGGAACTCTCCGTTATCATGTTCCTGTGTGACCAGATCATTGATGTCTAACTGATCAATGTATCTGAATTTGGTTGCCATCTGTTTCTTTTCTTTCTGTATGCGACGAACAAATGCAAAGAAAGTAATCTGTGTAAAATAGGCAAAGGGATTTTTACTCTTGGCTGGATCGAAATTATTAACAACTGCCAGACAATTTTCTATGGCATCTGAAATCATTTCGTCCCGATATGAGTAGTTAATGAAGTTTGATTTGTAGCTAAGGTGTCGGGCAATTTTGATAAAACAATCGCCCAGGTAATCACTGACCGGTGGCATATCTGTATTTGCAGCGCGAGCCTCTTGAACCTTGGCGCGATGATCTAATAGAGCTGCTAGAAAGTCAGCGTTGTTGATATAATGATTGGTGTTTGCGTTTGCCATGATATTCCAATTATAAATGAATGATTAAAAAATGTCAATGCAATTTTGCCAGAGCAGCTTCTTCCATGGCGTCCCAGATCTCTTCGGATTCGGGCATTTCCATGCGGTGAGGTTCATCGAGCTTTCCGGCCTGTTCCTTGTGTAGCATGTCCAGGTATCCGGTATAGCGATCCAGGGCTCCAGGTCTGATATTGCATATGGTTAAAATACTTTCAGATGGTAATAAAATTTCTTCATCTGAAGTAGTTGGTATAAATGGTGCCATGCCTATGGTTTCCACTACCTGACCTACGTGATTCAAGAACTTAAATGTGCTAAAGATAACTGGATCTTTAACAGCAATGAATTCGTAGTCATGTAGATTTTGCATGGTCAGAGTATCGTCTACTCCGCAGGCTATGACATCGCCATTTTTAAATTTTATGGTTTTAAGTTGCATCGTTTAATTTGACCTTGACTAATTTATAATCAAAATGTTCATCATTGTAGATTTTAATGCGTTCAGTCAAATGTAATAGTGTAAAATTTTTCTTGGTCTTCCAGCTTAGGTCGTCGCCTATGTCATAGAGCCTGCAACGATCCTTGCTTTCAGACGTTCTAAGTCCACGTCCTATACTCTGCAGGTTACGAATACGACTCTTACTAGGGCTAGCAAAAATGATATTATGCAGGTTACGAATATTTATACCTGTACTAAATGTACCATAGCTGGCAACTATGATGGCATCACTCTCTTGCTCGGTAATGTGTCGAACCTGTTCGCGCTGATCAGTATCGGTTCCACCATGCACAAAAAAGATGCGACGTCCATCCTTGGCTCGTTGTTCAATCATGTTGTGTAGCTGTTTACCGTGCTTTTCTACATACTGAAACAGCACCAGAGTGTTGCCTGTCTGTGCCAGAGCCAGGTTGCGTATAAACTTATTGCGTGGTTCATACTGTGTTAGAAAATCCATTTCTTCCTGATAGGTCCAGGCTCGGGAAGCTTTGCGTTGAGCATCTGGGTATTCCAGAGTAAGTATGGTTATGTCCAGGTCTGCTAACTGTTCATTTTTAATCAGCTGGCGAGTGGTAGTTACTTTATGCACTGCTCCAAAGATGCCTTCTAGAACCAGTTTATGTGTCTGTGTTCCATCCAGAGTGCCTGTGGTGCCTATGCGATAGCGACAATCAGGCATTTTATTTAATATGCCAGTCAGACTCTTGGCTTTGAATAAGTGCGCTTCATCTCCGTACACCACATCAAATCCTTCAAAGAAAGATTTAGGGAGTTTGTAGAGGCTCTGCCAGGTACTTATAACAACTGGCCAGTCGTTGGATTTCTCATGACCACCGTAAATTCTGTGTACGTGTTCAGATGTCTTCCAGCCATTGGCTGAACTATAATCTTGAAAATCTGCATATAACTGCTCTACCAGACTTGTTGTTGGTACTACAATTAACTGACGACGACCCTGACTTAAATGATAGCGCACAGTGCCATAGATGATTAAACTCTTGCCAGAACCAGTTGGGCTTAGTAATAATGTACGTTCATTATATATGGCATGACGCACTGCGTCAATCTGATAATCGCGAATCTGTATGGGTTTACCATGTCCCTGCAGTTTTAGATCTTCTAAATACTGAGCTACATCTACATAGGGCTCTGGCTGAGCTGGTATGGTATTTTCTACAGTATAGCCATTTAAACTGGCAAAGGCCTGTACATAGGGTATCAGTCCCGTATATAGTTCCTGGGTAAACATGCTGTAGAGTCTGACCTTGCCGTCCCATAACTTGGCTCTGTACTGTGGCATAAAACGTGCGCCAGGTTGCTCAAAGGTAAAATAATCAGACAGTTCCTGCATGATGCCAACGTCAGCATCCACACGACAATGAACCTGATTTTTGGGTTTTATGATTATGTTTGCCACTAGATCATTCCGTTGGTAAATTTAGTCCACTCTATGCTATTTTTAATGTCCCAGGTGCGACTATGAATACTTTTAAGAATACCTTCGAGCATGCTTAAAACGGTTCTGTGATATTCCAGTTTGTCCTGCAGAGTGATTAGATCCGAATCAGTTGCTATAAATTCATCCATTTCATTCTTGAGTGGTTTGATTCCCTGATACTGAGGCCAGTTTAATTCATCCAGTTCAATCTGAGTCATTTCACCACGAAAGTATCGGTATTTGTTGCGTCGCATGCGCAAGTATTCGCTTTCGGCTCTGCGTGCATTTAACTTGGCATTGACCAAAAGGTTAAGATATTTGGCATGAAGCTTGGGGATTTTAGCACTTTCCGAACCTAAATTGGTTTCGTCTATGCTGCTGTCTCGAGCCCATTCTTCCTGTAGTTCAGCTAATTTCATTCAGTTTCTCCATTCAGATAGAGACATTATATAGGAAATAATCTATAGTGTCAATTACTTAATTTTTCTATGGTAAATACCTTGTAGCGGAAGGTAGCAGTTCCAACAAAATACTCCATGCCTGAACTGGTGATATCAAAGTTTAAACCTTCTATGGCTGTGGGCCAAAGATCCTGAAAGTTTAATTTGACCTTGGGTATGTTATTGCTGTCAATGATCAATAAACTGGCATCGCTAAACGCATTATTATACTTGTCTGGTGTATAAGGATTGGCTCTATAAGTAAGCGAACCGTACTGATCGCCACCGCTAGGAACACCTATGCTGGCTATCCAATCATAGAGTTCTTTATAGTTGCTCATGTCTTCGTTGATTAGAAACTGTATGATAAACTCACCAAAAAATACCTTATCACCTGGATGTGGTATGTCTACAAACGGTGTCTGCTGCATGGCCGCTCCCAGATTTAACGCAGGTAGGTTAGCACTCTGACAAGTATATGTTACATTGGGCATTTTAGCGATCAAAAATTTAAAACTGTTGGGTCTTAGATAATTGGTGCTGGGCACAGTGGATACTATGCTACTATAATTGCTTATGCTGGTTGTTGCAGAATATTTGGTTGTTAATGTCATTTAAGTTCCTATTGACTTTCTATCGACACACCTATAGTATCAGCGTGTAGGGTTTGATGTTATCATAATTATATCCATACTGTATTTATCAAGTAAAGAAAAGGGAGTCCGAAAACTCCCTGTTCTTTTATTACTTCCTAACCAAACAACTATTACATTAAGTTTGTTACTTTTACTCGTCTGTAGTATGTGTTTGTACCAGCTGTTAAGCTTGTGAACGGATTTGTTACTAGACCGTAACGTGTTTTGAATCCGATCTTAGGTTGGAATGTTGCTGGATCAACAGCACGAACCATTTGTAATGGAACGTATGGGCAATAGAACATACCAGCGTCATAAGGACTTGTGCCTTTATAACCTGCTACGTAGAATTGGCTAGCTGTGTTTAAGTTTGCTGAATATGGATCAACATAAACTTTGATCTTACCGTTTAATACACCAGCAAATGTATTGCCTGTGTCGTCAACGTTTAATGCTGTTGAAAGTGCAGGTGTGTAATCTAAGATACCAGCCATTGACAGAGCTGAAGCAACGTCTGCTGATACGATTAAGATATTACCTTTACCTCTACGTGTTGTTTGAGCAATGCTGTTGCAATCACGTTCGATTTGGAATAGTAAGCCTTTGAAGCGTTCTACTGACCAACGACCGTTTGCATCAGTGTCTAAGTCAAATGTACCAAATGTAGTTGTCGCGCCAGTTTGTGCACCAGGTTGAGCAGCTGCATAGATAGTACGGATAACTTCACGGTTGATTTCGAATAAGATTTCTTGGCTAAGAATGTTAGCTAATTCACCTTCTGCGTCAAGACCATGAACTGCTTTTAAGTCTTGTGCTAATTCAACTGTGTATTGAGCTTTAAGGCCACGTGTTTTAGCAGCTACAGTTGTTTTTTCAATTGTAAATGCCATTTCGCCCCAAGCATAACCTGGAGAGTCGCCTAATTTTTCAGCGTCGCCAACAGCCATACCAACACCAGTTGTATATGGTGAAACTACTGGATTTGTACCAGCGTGTGCAGTTAATGAAGAACCAGCAAAGTCTGTGTCTGCTTCGTCAAATAACGCTTCTGTACCACCTTGTGTTGAGTAGTTTGATTTCATAGCGAAAATCAAACCTGTTGGGCCAGTCATTGGTTGAACGCCGCAAACGTCGTATGCCATTAAGTTAGGCATTGCACGGCGAACTAAACTGATAAGGATTGGATCGTAACCAGCTAGGTTTGTGTTACCTGGGCTGTTTACTTGACCAGCGATACCAGCGCCAACGCTGTTAGCTGCTACGGTTTCCCATAGTGCTTGTTTTTCTTCGATAAGCGCTTTTTCTTGGTTTTCAAGAAGAACGCCTGTTACATATTTCTTGTAACTGTCCTTGATTTCTGGAAGTGCGTCGTGATTAATCACTGCATCCCATTTTTCTTGCAAGTTTTGCATTTTACTTTTTCTCCTGAAGGAAATGTTGATTCTAAATTATACTTTAATTAGCCTAGGTGTTTAACCTTTGCTGTTCTTGAAAGCGCTTCCACGTAATTTTTCATATGAGCTGGAACTTCTTTAGTTTGTTCGCCACTGTTATATGAAACCTGTTCCTCCAGCATTTTTTCTGGACTAGCAGGTGCATTACCTGGGAAGTAGTTTTCTTTAACAACTTTAACTTTGCTTGTGAAAAGTTCTTCGTTGCCAAATTCTACACCTTCTAACAGCTTAGACATTTTTTCAGCATCTGTTGCTGTTAAATCTCGGCAAGCTTGTTCGACGATTCTGTCGCGTTTGATGCCATCTAACTCTGCTTTGAGAGCTACATTAGCAGCAATAGTTTCATCTAACTTAGCTTTTGTCTCATCCACTTTAGTAGACATATCTTCTAATACGTCAACCTTGTCGGCTGGGACTTCAAAGTAATGCTCTTGGAAAAGATTCTTTAAACCAAGCATAAAGTCTTCGGCAACTTCTGTGCGTAGACCTTGTTCCACTTCAACTTCATTGTCTTTCATCCATTGTTCGACAACATAATTTAGATATGAATCAACCTTTTCTACAAGACCTTCTTTGAGTTCGTCAAAGTCATGAGCATTTTGTTCTGCTAGTTCAGCAGCAATGTTCTCAACTTCGTTATTAACACGGGCAATAACTGCGGCTTCGAAAATCGCGCCTGCCTGTGTTTTAAATTCTTCTGACAGATTAGTATCAGCTGCAAACACGCTTTCGATGTCTTTGCGCAGGTCATCCAAACGCATATCAATCTTACGTGGTTCGTCAACTAAATCTTCTTCTGTGATTACATCATCACCTGCATCAGCGTCTTCCTTGAATGGAACTTCGCCAGCGCCTGGTGTTGTTGGTTGTGCAAATGTACCAGGTGTTGAACTAGTACCAGTAGCAGCTGAGTATTCAGCTTTGCGGCTGTTACCTTGCATGTGTTGTGGTTCTTCGCGACCTTTGGTAATGCTAGAATCTGGTGTGTTGCTTGCTGCATTTTGCGCTTCGATTTCAGCGTAGTCTGCATCTTTGCTATCGCCCTGTTTAACCTGAGCTTCAGCTGCACCTTTCTTGATGCTTGTATCTTCTGGATTTACAGCTGCGCCAGTATGTGGATCGATCACTGTATATTCAGCTTTTTTACTATCGCCTTGCATTGGTTGAGGTTCGCTTGGAGCTGAGCTCAATCCTGCTTCGTTGATTTGCTGAGCTTTGGCTTTCTTGCTTTCCATAAGCTCGCGAATTTTTGTTTCTAATGACATTTTAAGGTCTCCTAAAACGGGGTTTCTATTATTTATAAAAAATGTTATCTTGATATTTGTTTAATGAAATTTTCAAATACCTGAATCTTTACTGCGTCAAGATCTTTTAAGCTAGCCTTTTGAATAACACTACGAGTTTCGTCATAGTGGCGTTCTACGAAACGACCTTCAACCATCATCCATTCTTTGCCTTCCATGATACCGCGCACAAACGCGTCTGGTGCACTTGGATCTGCAACTATGTCAGCTGCTGTAGCCAGATAAAAGTCATCTTGAACTTCATTAACGCCTTCTTTATTCACTTTCAAACTACCCATTCCACGAGAGCTAACACCTAACTGAGCACCTTCATCGATAAGGTTTTTAACGATGCGGCCCATGGGTGTTTCGGTCATGATCTTGGCACGACCTATGTAATTGTTGCCGTCTTCTTTGAGGCTGACAATCATGTGACTAACGCGATCTAAATTGATGCTAGGACCATCTGGATGACCTAGTTCACCAAAAGCACGTTTAGTTTCTACATATTCTTTGATGTAGCGTTGAACTTCTTTATCCATGGTTTCTTTGCGATAGATACGGCCATTGCGATTGGCAATTTCTGTCTGTAAAAATGGACCTTCGATAAAGTAGCTTTTGCTACCATCTTCTTTCTTTTCTTTAAGATATTGAATATCCTGTACGGTTTCTGTAATCAGCTTCATGTCTATACTCCAACGTTGGTATTTGGACCTGCATACCCAGCTACTTTTCTAAGATCTAAAATCAACATGCCAGATGCTTCGAATAATACAAAAATGCTGCTGGTGTTATTTAGCGCAATGCTAGGTAATTGTTGATTTCCAGGATATTCGGTAAATCCATGCAGATCTAAAATAACAGTACCAGAGCTATTGCCTCGGCGCACTGTGATGCTGCTGTCGCTAACTGTGGGTGCATTGCTATAGGCATTGCTGATGTTTATGGCTAATTCGCTGGTGGTTGAATAGGCAATTTCATCAGCTGCGCGTAAACTCAGCAAAGTAACAGTTGCACTATCGCCAGGTGCACTACCATAGAAATGCAATACTGCTCTTTGACGATCGTTTTTAATTATGTTATATTGTACGGCCATTATTGGTCTCCTGCTACTTTGTTAATAGCCTTTTTAATGCCATCTTCACGGCTCCAGGCTTTTTTCTTATATTTTTGACTTAGGCTATTAAGAGCCTGTTTAAGCCCTGGATTGCGTTTCTTTTCGGCTGCATTTTTATACTCTGTTGAAATCTGACCATGAATGCGCGCACTGCGTGGTGCCTTGTCCAGATAGCTAAGAGCCAGATCCTTGGAAATTTCGTCTAGTTCTTCAGTATCTTCACTAACAGCACCGGCTGGCATACCCTTGGCCTTGGTTTTATCCTTGGGCATGGTGGGAAACTTTTGCTTAGGTGTCATGGTTTTTACACCTGATGCAGGAAAGGCTTTGGCTACATCGGGTTTAAAACTTTCTAACTGATCTAGATCAGTATCAAAATCTTCGTTGGCTTTGATCTTCTTGGCTATTTCATGACCCTTGGTTATGATACTTTTAGGTAGGTCATGAGCAGGACCTGAGCCCAGGCCGGCCTTTTTCTTAGCCACCGCCATGCCTATGGCATAGGGGTTGTATTTTGCAGCTTCTCTAATCTGCTTGAACTTCGACATCTTTAGCTCCCATTTGCTTGGCAACTTCTACTTTGCGTGCATCCAGTGCATCTGTTATCTTTGCACTCATGGCATCTGCAAAATTTTCCTGCGCCTCAGCCTGTTTATCGTCGATGATATTATCCAACATGTTTCTAATTACTTCACTCATGATTAAGCTCCAGTTTTAATTTTAATAACTTTTGTATCTTCTACCACAGGATTGCTGGGATTATAGGCTGTTGCCTGCTGTCCCATCAATGGTGCTCCCAGTACTGGTGCACCTCCGGTATTGCTCTGTGGCCCACCAGCACCCTGTTGTTGCTGTTGCATGGCCATTTGCTGCTGTAGATCTGTATCTGCATCTATGTCTTTCTGCATCTTCTTAACGTCGTCTTCGCTCAGATGTAATACATCGCTGTATATGAACTCACGACTAAAGTATGTGCCAACATAGGGTGTAATAGCATTTAATAGGTCTATTCTATTACGTAAAATTTCTGAATCTTTGGCTTCGCTCAAATAGACATCTTCGGTAAATTCATAGAAGATATCTTCTTTAATGCTATCCCAGTCCTGCTCATTCATGATGCCTTTGAGCAATAACTGTGTTTTTAACAGATCGTCAAATAATTCGCCAAACTTCATTCTGAGGCGACTGATAAATTTACTAAATTTCAGTTCGTCTCGGGTTACTTCGCTCTGACGTCCAAAATTCATGCCACTTTCGGGCTTCATGCGGCTTACAGGTACATTCAGGGCTTGATAGAGTTTATTCTGGAAGTAGTTAATGTCATTGATTTCTCCCAGATTCTGACCACCATCTAATGTGGTAATTTCCGTTCCTTTACCACCTTCACGGCGTGGCATCCAGAAATCTTCCAGCATGCTCAGCGTTTTCTTTTCGTCTCGAACTTCACCAGTGGTTGCATCATAGGTAACCTTGTTGCGATACTGGTTCATGATGCCTTTTACATATTGTTCGGCCTTGGCTTTAGGCAAGTTACCAACGTCTATGTAAAAGATACGTCGTTCTGGTGCTCTGGTCATTCTATAGATAACCAGACTATCTTCTACCATTCTAAGCTGATTAACAACTTTAATGGCTTTATGCAAATGTCCCAGCACTAGATTTTTATCTAGATCCAAGATGCCACTGGTGCAGAGTGCTATGCTATCTGTGGCTATTTTTAAGCCCTGAGTAGCTCCCGGTGTATTTGGAACTGCTGTTACTAAACCTTTTTCATTGTAGATAAAGAACTCATCGATCTTTTCTATGAACTCAACACCTGAGGTTGGGTCCTTGCGCTTATGGATCTGACGCATTTTTTTAATTTTGCGTGGATCTATGTAGCGAAGTTCTTTAATGCCCTGTTTAGGCTGTGTTAGGTCCAGTATCTTGTGATAATAGACTCTACCATCTACATACCAGCGTTTAAAGATGTCATGGCTTTTACTGTTAAAATCCAAGAGGCTTAATACGTTCTTAAACTCATCTTCTATGGCTGTTTTAATATTCTTGCTTAATTCAATTTTTTCTAGATTAAGCTTAACTACTTCTTCGTCATCCTGAGCAGCAACTGCTTCGTTGACAATGTCTTCTATGGCGCTATCGCAATCAGGATATAAGGCTATATCTCTGTAGCGATTGATTAAATCATTTTCACTTTTAGCACTGGCATCTATGTCCAGATATGTGCCGAAGAAGCCAGAAGCATTTACGCTTGTGGCTCCGTCGTCATTCAATGGCGCAACGAAACTCTGGTTGCCCTTGGGCTCAGGTTTCTTTTTCGTCAGTGTGTAACCAAATAATGTAATATCTGCCATGATTTAATCCTTAGGTACTAAAATTAGATACCAAATATACTGCCACCAGAACCAATGGTATTATTAACTACGTTGCCAATGCTTAGAGCTGTGTCAAAGCTGGTTGTGTAGTGTTGGTACTGGAATGTTACAGTGTATTGTTCTATGGTATCGTTGTCGCCGTAGTTCAATGTAATGTCACTTAGATCCACTGGGAATGCACTATGTAGTGTATATACCTTCAATGGATTGTTATTTCTGTCCAATTGTGTTACTGTTAGGTTAGTCTGATAGTCACGAGGATTTGTACGACCTGTGTTATCTGCCAGCCCGTTGATGCCTGCCATCCATTTCTCTAGGCTGTTACGAATATTGAATGAAACATCATTCATTACTGTAATAGTCCAAGGTTGGAAAATTCTTTCGCCAGCAAATTTAACTTCACGACCACGATATGGAACAATGGTTGGTTGTACAATGCTACCAGGCAAGGCAGCTGCGTTCACAAGGAACGCTGCCTGCGCTGATGCTGCACCACCCAGTGTTACATAGGTTGGGAAGCTTAATGCTACGAAGAACTGATTGGCACGAGCTCCGCCACCAATCATTGCGGCTTTAAATTGATCAACGTTAAAAATCGATCTTTCTGCCATTTTCTATCTCCTGTTATAAACCTTATGCACCAATTTCTTCAAATGCTATACCTGTGCGGGTAGCAATGAAGTTTAGTGTGATGTAATTAATGCTCTTAGCTGGTTTGATATAAATGTCAGCTACGAAATCGTTGCGATCAATAACTTCAGCAGTGTTGTTTGTTTCATCACAAACTACACGGAAGTCAATGATACCTCGGCGACCTTGAACATCTCTTAAGAATGGTTCTACCAGGCTAATGAATTGACTGCGGGTAAACGCATCATTGAATTCAAAAAGCTGGAATTTAGCAGCTGTTGCAATGGCTTTTTCAAGAACAATGAACAATCTGCGAACATTAATACGATCAAATGCACTTGGTTTCTGTGTCAGTGTTTTATCACCAAATAACACAGTGCCTAGACCAGGTTGAGTAACTACTGGATTGATCTGATATCTATATAGGTTATCTCGATCAGTTTTAGTTGGAACCCAGTTTAATCTAACTAGATTTTTAATCTGACCGCGGTTATAACCACCTGGGCTATACCATGGCTCAGCAACTAGATCTGTACGAACACATAGGCCTGCTGTATCACCACAGAGTGGTAACCAGCGATATACGTCATTGTAGCGGTCGTATTGATATTTCCAACCTGAATCCATGACAGCATAGCTACTGTCCTTGTTAAAGTTTGTATTGCGATCACCAACCACTGCGGTTGCAGTTAAAAGGTTGCTGGTTGTTGGGCTAGCAAATACCACACAGTCACGACGAACATCAGCTACGTTGTCTACAACATAGCGAGCTGTTGCATTATCGGCTGCTACACCAACTACTGGAATAAGACTTACGTCGTATAATTCACCATTGGCTAATTTAACGTATTCTGTTTGCAATAAACCATCGGTTGGAGTTACATCTACACCGCCACTGAAGCTACGTGTAATAGCACCGCTTAGAACTGTAAAACCAGTGCTGGCTGCAGGAACTGCACTACCCCAGCTAATCTGAGCTGTATTCAATGCTGTTGTATGGCTACCCCACCAGATATAGCGGCTGTAGTCATTGATGTAGTTTTTATAGTAATTGGTTAAACCATCTGAACTAAGAGCATCAGATGCTTTGCTTAGGCCAGTAAATTTTTCTAAAACTGTGCCAGCTACACCGGTAATACCACCATCTTCGTCGGCTACAATGACATGTAGTTCGTCATAGATAGTAGCGCTAGAACTAGCTGTATTTTTATTAAGAGCATAACGTGTATTGCTTGGACGGCTTTCAACCTGATCCCAGTATTCCCATAGCACTGTTGCACTATTGGCTGCACTGGTTGAAGCACCAGTAACGTTGCTAAACACCAGAGTGGTTGCACTTAGAGCAGCATCAGCTGTTGTTTGGAATCTATAGGTTGAACCTGAAATAGTTACTTCTAACCAAGAGCCCTTGGGAACTGCTCGGCTTAAGGCTGCAACACCAGCGCCTGTTGTTGTAACTGAGCTAACTGTTGCAGTAAATTGATAGGCATTGTAATCGCAAATACTAACCTTTAAGTTATTGCCTAATGTGCCTGGGTATTTGGCAGCAAATTCTGTGCCAGTTAATGTTGGTGCGGTATAACCTAATGTGCCATCATAGTTATTTCTGTTTTTAATTAATGCAGCACTGCCTGAGGCAACTGCATTTCTAGCTGAACTATCAGCAACACGATTAACTTGTAGGTTGTTACCATAGGCTAGGAAGTTAGCAGCTGCAAACCAATACTTAAATGTATTGTCATCGGGTTTACCGAAAGTGTTGTACAGTGTTTTTTCACTATCTACGGTTACGAACTCTTCGGCCGGACCCCAGTTAAAGTTGCCAACAAAGGCACCTGCTGTGGTTGAAACCTGAGGCACGAACAAGCTAACGTCACGCTCCTGAACTAGTACATTGGGCGAAACTTGGAAAGCCATATTAATCTCCTTATTTTAGACCATTCGATCTTGCAGAATTGAATCTTCTTTGATATCCATGTATTTATAATATCTAAGAATTTAACCAACTACTGCTGTCTTTCTGAACGGTCCATAAATCTCCATTTTCTACGAACTGCTGGGGTCCTTCATCTTCTCTGCCATCTTCTATGAACCCAAACGGTGTTAATTCTTCTTCGATCTGTTGAATTTGATTTGCAAAAATTGTTTCACGAAGGTTTACATCAGTTAAATCCTTGAAATACGGGTTGGTGGTAACCCAACCAAACAGCACCAGAGGCATGACCAAATCATCATGATAGCCTTCATCGGCTTCGTAGCTGTCTTTGACCTGTACAAAAGTAGTAAATTCCTGTATGATGTCTACATCCCAGCAGACCAGACGCTGCGTTTCCATGAGTGTTTTAAGCTGACTGCAGCCAATTCTCTTGACTTTTTTATCGGTTCTGACACCATTTTTGCTGGCGCCTCCACCAAAACCACCTGATACTACCTGTCCGCTTTTGCTGTTATTATTGACGAACAGTATGTTTTCATACTCTAATTCGTGATGCATGATGTCAGCTACCTGCTGACCATTGTCATTGATTTCTATGAGTGTCCAGGCATTGTTATAGTTACGAGCCACGGTATGTATGATGCTAGGAAACAGCATGGGTGATATTTTGTTGTCTCGGAATTTAGCAACCACTCTATAAGGATTGGTGCTGAGATCTATGACTACTATGGTGCTGTAGTCACCATCCACGCCTCGCGCTACATCTACTATGGCCATGTAGCTATGACCCTTGGTTATGACTTTGCCTGTGCTGTCTTTGACATCCTGTATGGGTTCTTCCAGTACATCCAGATTGTCTTTGCGATACACATAGGTTTTAGGACTCATTTTGCTTAATGTATCAGCATCTATGAGTGTATAACTGGAACCTAAAAAGCTACATAAAACTTCCTGGCTGAATTTAACATCGCCCAGTACACCCTTTTGTTCAGCTGCCCATTTCTCATCTCTACCTGGAATCTCAGTATAGTGTATGAACAGATTTACAAAGTCATTGATGCCCTGTTCGGCATCGTTCCAGAACTTCCAGAAGTGATTATAGCCCAGGGGAGTACTGGACATTAATACCTTGGTGGTTTCACCGGCCATGATGGTTGGATAGGTACTGGTAAAGAACTCTTCGGCTACATTATTGGGTATGATGGCAGCTTCGTCAATGTATAGCCAGTTAACTGACTTACCACGAATACCAGAAGCTGCGGTAGCTGCGGTAAATACGCGACTGCCATTTTCCAGCTCTATGCTACCCTTGTTCCATTCTCTTACTCCCTGTTGCAACCACAGAGGTAATTCTTCGTACATGCCCTGATATCGATGCATAACTTCACGCGCGCCAGCTGCTTTGTTGGCTAAGATGGCTACGGTTTTGTTTTCGGCAAATAATGTATACCAGAGAATACAAGCAGCACTGGTAATGGTTTTACCCTGCTGACGTCCTTCCATTAAAATAACTTTTCGGTTTTCTAAGATGGTTCGGACCTTGCGTTTTTGACATTCATAGAGTTTGAATGGAACCAAACCATGATCCAGGCTTACAATCTTGCAGTAGTTTTCTATGAAGTATATGGCATCCTCAGCACATTTTTGTATTTCTAAAATTTGCTCAGGTGTATAGTCAATGCTAAAGCCCAGAGGTTTTAGACGACTGTTACCATGATAGCTGCTTTTAATTCTTTGCAGAATCTGCATCTATGACCTTCTCATTTTGATTCTTTAACATTTTTAAAAGATCGTTGGTGCTGCCTGTAAACACTATGTTATTTTGTGTTCCAATCTGTTTGGGTTCTTCAGCACCTGGCACAGGTGCGCTCAGTGCTTTTTTCTGTTTCTGCAGATCTAGCAGATCTTTAGCAGTCTCAGCAACGGTTTTGATTAACTGACCAGTTACCTCAAAGGCTCGGGGATGATCACTCTGACGGGCTATGCCCATGATGTCGTCTACAGCAGTCTGACCTTTTTTAATCATGTCCTTGAGGGCTGTACGAGCCTGCTCAAAGTCATCATCAATCAGTGCTTCGGGTTCAATCTGTTTGTTTGCAACAGCTGGTACTGGTGCAACTACAGCAGGTTCAGGCTGTACCTGTGGTGTTGGTGCAGAATTAAATTTTGCATCCAGAGCCGTATAGACATTTTTATCGAGCATACCTAAAGCCAGTCACTGTAAATTGTAATAATGTAGAGGTTACAAATGCTGGGTTACCTTCGTTAGGTGGCATCTGGAACAGATAACGTAATCTTAGTCCTGTGCTGGTAGTAACACTTAGTATACCTGCACCAGCATAGGTGCCGTCTGGTATGTAACAACCGTCTGGAATCATGGGCACCTGTATGTTATGTACATTGGTAATGCCTGTGGTCATGCTGCGGAAAATTTCAAACGGAGGATACAAAGCACTAATTGAGCTATTTACAGTCCAGCTATCGCCATAGACATAGAGCATGGGCAGTCCGGCCTGAGGTATGTGTTTGACCGTAATAAACGCCGTGATACCTGGTATAGGTGGTATGGTTGTTAGTATACTGGAACTATAGTTTTGTAGTGTAAATGTAGCACTAGATCCTACAATTCTGCGTTCTGCTGTAGCCACACTAATGGTATAGCTAGTATCTGAACCATTGGTAGATCCAGCAGCATTGGCCTGCAGACCCCAGTAGTATTCAAATGCACCATGGTCAATACGTTTAACATTGAATGGAACAGCGCCTGTGGCCGTTGAATTACTTCTAATAGGTCCTAGACGTCGCACAACCTGCCAGTATCCACCCCAGCCAGCTGCAGCTAATTGAGCGTCTACAGAAGCAATGTCTCGGTTACTGGACACTACTACGTTGCTTGAACCTGGATAGAATGTTTTAGTACCAACTGCATGCTGTTGTAGTGCACCTATGTAGTACAGGTAATACCAGGTATTTGGTAAAACGCTTGAGTCAATGACTGCTGCAGTAGAACCAGCATCATTGTATTCTGGAGTCCAACCTGATGTAAATGTACGAATAATTGGTGTATAGCTGGCCACCATGGCAATACTGGTCACAGGGCTAATACCTGCAACACCAGATGTATTGTAGCTCCAGTGACAGGCTGCACCAGTCACCAGGGTAATTTTATTAACACCACCTTCGTTGTTGTAGTTATAGATCAATCCTTCACAATGTTTAGGATGATAAACACCGTCTATGTTAATGTAGTTATCGCCAGATAGATTGTTGTTGGTATTGGTATTGACCAGACCTCTTCGAGCTACTAGTAATGTTGAGCTCAAAGGATACTGACCCAATAATAGTTTTACAAAACCTGTATGTGCTATGGCATTGCTTGAATCTGATCCACCTCTTACAGCTGCACTCATGCTGGTAAAATCTAAACTAGGTGTCTGATATAGTGTTATGCCTGTGGCAGTACTGGTTGAGTCTAGTAATTTGGTATAGCTGGCTGTGTCTTCGGCCGAGGCTCTGTATACTTCTAAACCATTAACACCTCGAACAACTGCTGATGTAGTATAAACACTTAAACTGGTAACAGCTGTGTTACCAACGTTGATGTCCAACTGGCCGCGTATGCTGGCTACGCTGGTATTGTTACGTGTTCTGATAAACAGCATGCCTTTGCCGTCAATCTGTGCAATTAATGTGTTGGCAACTGAACTAAAGTCACTGTCGGCCCCACCAGCAACACCAACACTATTGGTAATGTATAGGGCACTGACATCTACAGAACCCAGTGTTCTGATAGCATTGGCACTGGCTGGCACAAAGGCCTGCTGAGCTGAACTCCAGCTCAGTGTTGTACTGGTGCTGGGTGCACTACCAGTAGATACTTTAAGAGCTGCAGAACTAGAACCTGCTAGAGCTGTATATAATTCACTAAAGTTGGCATTGATTTTAACACCGCCAACATACAACGAATCTCCATCGTTGTTATTGGGTGTGCCTAGATTAATTGGCTGATTCGACATGTCATTCTATCCTATTAAAAATTTTCATCGTCAAACGTTTCTAAAAATCTGAAATCGTCCGAAGGAGCAGCTGTGCTCGGATCTGTGGTTACAGTATATTTATCTATGCGAGCTGAAAGTTCTGGATCTTTAAATATATTTACAATGGCCTGACGTATGACTTCCTGAGTCT